CCCGTCCGATGGTCTCATCGGTGATGGCCCAGCTGATGAGCCTGCCGTATTTGCTGGCGCTCAGAGCGGCCCGGAGCATCTTGACGACCCACGCCTTGCGCTCTGCGCCCCGCTTTGTACCCTGTATCTCGTGCTCGGCCCGCTCGATGAGGTCAAGCACCAGAGGCTTTACCGCTGCACCATAGCCCAGCCGGATGCAGCCAAGGGCGTAGAAAATAAAGCCGCCCAGCATCAGCACAGCCGCCACCGGGGCGGGGATAAGGTCAAAAAGCTTAGTTGCCAGTGCTACCATGATTGGTCACTCCTTTTAACAGATAGTTGTCGATGTCGGCGCGGCTCTTCTGCATCCCCTCGCGGTTGTTGCCGGAGAGCTGCGCGTCCAGCAGATTGCGCACCCCGTCGAGGGTCAGACGGCTCACCTCGTCGATTTCGTCAAAGCGGCGCTGGTCACGGGCAAGGGCTTGTGTGTGCTGAAGCTGGCCCTGCTCCAAGGTGCCGATGCGCTTGTCCATCTCATCCAGCCGCTTGTTCTGCACGTTGTCCGGCTCCTGCGCCTTTTTGATGTACTTGTGGATGATTTCCAGCACCTTGTCGATGGTGATGGCTGCAGCGCACAGGCTGCCCAGGATTCCCAGTACCCACAGCAAAGCTTCTTTTTCGCTCATGCGCCCTCCCGAAGACGGGTCAGACCCTTCTTGCGGATGATTTTGGGGTAGTTAATGGTGGTGACGTTGAGGTCTACGTTGCCCGTGATGCCAGGCACGCTGCCCTTGCTGGTGTGCTGGTGAGCGTTGTAGTTAAACGTCACGTTGGGCGTTTTGCCGGTGTAGTCGGCAAGCCAGACGTCCCACCGAGAGGACAGCCGAGCCATGTCCAGCTCATACTTGTAACCGGTGTAGGTGTAGAGCTGGGCGTAAAAGCCCATCTTCTCCACCTGTTCCAGCGCGTAAGCGGTAAGATTGGACAGGTCAAGCGTGGACAGCTGCTTGAGCTTGTTTTCCTCCACGTCCACGCAAACGGGGAGAGAAAACTCCTTGCCGTAGACCGCCTGCCGCAGCAGGGCAAGCTCTGCATCAGCCATCGCCTCGCTGGTGGCGTAGGTGTAGTAGTAGACGCCCACGTCCAGCCCGGCAGCCCGGGCGTTGCGGTAGTTGGTCTCAAAGGTCGGGTCGATATACAGGCCGTCTGCCCGCTTGGAGAGCTTGTGATTGGTGCTCACGGTCTTGAGCATCGCTCCCTTGTAGCCCGCCGCTGCCACCTGCGCCCAGTCGATAAGGCCCTGATACCGGCTCACGTCCACAAAGCGATAGGGTGGCGCACCGGTCCAGCCGGTGACAGCCTCTGCCCCGGGGGGTTCAGGAGGCTCCGGTGCGGGCGTCGCCTCTTCGGCGTCCTGCTTGTCCCCCGGGCCAAAGATGGCCCGCACCAGCTTTTCCAGAAATTCCAGCAGCTTACCCATCGTAGTCCTCCCCCGTGATTTCCTTGTACTGCTCTGCGGCGATCTCGCCCTCGGCCACCCGTTTGGCCAGCTCCCGCTTGACCCCTGCGCGGCGGCTTGCGGGCATCTCTGCCCATTCCTTGGTACCGGCGACCAGTCTGTTTGCCCAAATTTTATCCATTTTGAAGTCCTCCTTACTTGTTGACGGCGGCATCCAGCTCGCACAGCGAGTCCTCGATAGTCGCCAGCCGCTCTTCCGATGCCATGTCCTGCTCACACAGGGCGTCCTCAATGGCGGCCACCTGCTCCGGGAGCTTCCGCAGCTTCTCTCTTTCGGCCTGCTTCTTATGCTGCTCCTTCAGGCTCTGCTTGTTGTAGTATACGCTCATCCGATCACACCTCCGATCATGGTCAGGGTTCCTCCGGTACCGCTTTCGCCCCGGGTAATCGTCACCTTGTAGTTGAATGCCCAGCCCCGGGCGGCGGTCTTGTTGGTAAAGACGTGATGTACAAAGGCCCGGCTCTCGCCGCGCTGGATGTCCGTCACGGTCTCCCACACGGGGCTGTCATCCAGTCCGTTATTGGTCATCTCCACGGTCATGCTCATGTCTGCCGGGAAACTGCCCTCCAGTGTCAGCGCAGCCACGGTGATGGTGTCGTCCGCCGTCAGGGGCGCGGTCAGGCTCACCCGTGTATCGGTGATATTTTTGGTAAAGGTAGCGGTCCAGTCTGTCGAGACAGTGCCGTCACTCGCCGTAAGGGTCAGAGTGTGGGCTCCGTTCAGCAGCTGAGTGTAACCTTCCTTTTCATTGAGCCAGTCCACGGTCAGGGCAGTTTCCGAGGGTACCTCTGTCCGGGTCTGCTTTACCTCTCCGTCCAGCTTCTCCGTCGCCGTCATGAGGTCGCCGTCTTTGTCCGTCACGGTGTACCCAACCGTAAAGGGTGCGTTCTGCTCTCCCAGCTCTGCCCCGCTGGCTCCTGCATCGCTGGTCACTTCGGGGGCACGGTTTCCGAGCACTATGCCATCATCAGACACCAAGCGAGCAGAGGGCAAAATCAAAGCGGGGCGAATACCGTACGAGTGTGTGCAGTCGTTGGCTTGCCAGCTGCCATCGATGTTACTGTACAGCGCGCGCCTGTAGGTGTATGAGTCGAGGCAGAGCGGAGAGCGGAGCCACCAGATGAAGGCAGAACCGTTATAATAGGCAACACGCTCGGGACACCTAGCATTGTTTTCACAGCCCTTGAAATAGGTCAGCTCTGCGCCCTCGCGGATCGGCGCATAATTAGTTAGTTTCGTTTCGGTCCCACTGAGCAGGAAGATCTTCGCTAACAGGCCATTCGAGCCGCCGGTAACGTCCATAGACGTGCCGCTACCCTTGCGATACGGGATCTTTACCTGCTTGATTTCCTTGCGGATGTCCGCATCGATCAGATTGAAGAACGTGCTGTTCAGGTAGGAGTGGATATAGCTATTTGCATAGTCGTTCATATTCAAGGTATGCCAATAGCTGTTTTCGTAGATGTCTTTCATTAGCACCCACGTTCCGTCACAGCTCGAATCATAGATCGTGGAGTCAGGGTTGCCCTGATGCACAATGATGAAATCCTTGGCCGTGCCATTCACCTTGATCTTTACGGTGCTGCCCACCGCCATATCACCAAGTCTTGTTTCCATGGGCTATCCTCCTTAAAAATCCACCCTCGACGCCGCCTTGTTCCACACGCCCGTCAGCTCTACGCCGTCAAGCGTATCAAATGCCGAGACAAAACTGATACCGTTTACATCTGTGCCATGCACCATCTCCAACAGTTTGATGCGCACGCCGGTGGCCGCAGCGTCCGCCGCTGCGTTTGCCACCGTGAGGGTCTTGTCGGTCTCGATTTTGATAGCGTTGATGCGGTCGCCGGTGGCTTTGGCGTCTGCGGGAGCGCCCGAGATGGTGAGGGTGGGGTCGGTACTCACTACAGCAGCCGCCTTGTCGGCGCTTTTTTTCGCTTCTTCTGCGGATGAGGCCGCAGCGTCTCTGCTTGCGGTTGCAGAGTTTGCGGCTAACTCAGCAGCGTCTTTTGCGGTTGACGCAACGGTTGCGGCGGCCTCCGCCTTTTCCTTTGCAATGTCAGCCCCTGCAACATCACTCAAAGTGTTGAGGGTGTCGGCGTTCATTGGAGTACCCTCGACAACAGGTTCATCATTACGAATCAAAGTGATGATTTCTGATGTGCCATCAGATTTCATCATAGTCCAACGCCCGGGATATTTTGCTTTTCGGTCAACAAAATGCATAATAGGGTTCACCTCCGCATATTGTATCTGAACAATAAAGTAAATGGTCCTTTGCCATCGCTTCAATGTCAGACAAAACTTTTTCTATTTGGTTGATAACCGCAAAATGATAACTCAGCGCCTCGGGAACTCCTGGGGTAGAACTTTTGCCGCTGCATTTGGAGCGAATGGCTTTCACGTTATCAATCCACCGAGTGGCATCCGCAATGGTCAGATAATCATTGATTGTCCAACCAGCTTCCACAGGCACAGTTAAACCGATTGTTCCTGAAAAAATAAGCTTGCTGTCGTCGCCGTAATAAGCGCTTCCATTTGTAATGTTGACGTAGTCGTTTGCGACGACCCATGAGGGCTCGACAGAGGGCGGGTAGAAGTTGTTGGAGGCGGCGAAATAGAGCTGGTATTCGACACCCTTTTCCAGCGGGAAATCGCCCATGTCCAACACCACGTCGTTGTAGCCGCGGATAATGTCGATGAACTTATCCACTAGGGCGGTCGTGGAGCCGTACTTGCGCAGAACGGTGCGCATCGTACCCGGCACATAGCCTTTGACGCGGAACTCCAGCGAGCGGAGCCGCAGGCCCGCTTTCTTGGCCGTCAGCGGCATAAAGAACTCGTATTTGGCGGGATAAGCGTCCCATGCAGGAATGTCGCCGCTTTCATTTTTCGCAGTAACAACTTGAATGTTTTGCTGTACAATCCTTGCAGAATAAGATGCGCCAACGATTTCAGCAAGTTCTTTGATTCCGTTTTCAATGCGGTTGTAATCGGTGTAGCTGAGCGCACCTTTCATGCCAGAAGCCCATTCTTGCTGCTCCTCTTCTGTCCATGTGCCGGTTCTGGCTTTGGCTGTTAGCTCTTTTACCCGGTCAACATCAGCTTGCGTTCGGTCTGTAATCCACGTTGCCATATTTCACCTCTTAAAAAATCAGTTTGCCGTCAGCGTCAATAGCAAGAGACTTTGGGACGGTAAATGCAGGGTGAACAACATTATCGTACTTACGAGGGGTTTCATCATTGGTGGCGTAGGAAATTGTCTCTGCATTGGTATTCACTTGTAACGTAGAATCATACACGGCGTATGCATTTACAAGTTTGCTGACCAACAGAGGCCGCCAGTACTTGTTGGCGCTTGAACTTGTGCCAGCAATATCACGAAGCATCTGAAGCGAGTACAGGTAAGGAGTTCTCGTCCAAATAGATCGTCCTCTGCTGGAGCCCTCCATGTCAGAGGCAAGCATCGTTTTCAGGATTCCAGATGCATTTTGCAGGGGAGTGCCCTCGTTGTGCTTATAGCTCGGGCTGCTAGTTGTCCAATTCGGAGCATCAGAGCCTTCCGTGTCGTATCCAAACTCGTGGTGAGAAAGCAGAAAAATGCTTTTTGCCATCGTAGTCACTTTGCTACTGCCAGAATTGCAATAAGAGTCAGAAAAACCGGGAGTATAATAGATAGTCGTCTTGTCGATAGCTTGCTTCTGGGCGGAGCTGAACGAGTTGAAGTACTCTCCGTTGAGCCAGCTGTTTACGCTGCTGCTGGCGTAAGTAGACCATGTAGAGCTCCAAGCCATGATAGCCGCGTAGTGTTTTCGAACCAGAAGAGTTCGCCCGACTCCATTCAGCTCGCTTTCGTAGTCATGCTTTGCAACGATGAACTCGGCCACGTTGCCACCCTCATTCATAAGAACGGTGCTGCCTTCCGCAACATCAAACAGATTGTAAGACGCCGTAGCGAAGGAGCATTCTGCGGAGACGCCGCCTGCTGAAGCTGTGACAACAGCCTTGCCCGGAGAGTTCCACTTGACTTGGCAGGTAGATTTTCCTTCTGCATTCGTCAGAACGTGAAGGGAGACGATTCCTTCGGGAGAAGCTGCCCAGTTGATTTTAGGAGAGTCAATAGAAGCAGGGGAGAGGGTAGCAGACAAAATAACGGACTCGCCCCAGCCAAGCTGTTCGCTGGTATGGTCAAGAGACATAGCCTGAGCATCTGCCATCATGTACCCCTCTACAGTACCTTTGAAACACCCATTGAAAGTGTACTTTACATTGGTCGCCAGCAAGACAGCATCGTAATTGAACTGATGGTGAATCTTTACCATATCAAGAGCATCAATAGTAGGGCTTGCCCGATATGTGAGAGAAGCCTTGCGGCGGTTGGAAAGGACTCCATAAGACTCTGTAAGGGCATTCCTGGATTTTGCAAGGATGTCCTTTGTGAGCATAACATTGCTCAAAGTCTGGCTGACGCCTTTGCCCGAAGGGCTTTCGGGATAAGCGTAGGTAACGCCACCTGCGGTGGTCACCACGTTGAGCATATTTTGAGCAAAGGTGATTTCCGGCCAAGAATAATTGTTCAGTACTGGAATGTCCAACACGGGATTGGATGTATCGGCTCCGTAGACTCTGTTAATTTTTATCACGCCATCACGAGTCTGGTACAAAGCCATTCCAGCAGCGTTTGCCGCAAGCTGCAAAATATCGGAATTGTGATAAGTAGACTCATCGCTTGTAATGTCGGTGGAGTAATCTTTCAGTTCATCCGAAATATCGAAGGTAATTTCATCCGCTTCCAACAGCTCCAAGGCATCGTAGCACATCTCATAGAGCGTGCCGTATTTTCTTCCGGTGTACTTCGTGCTGGATAGATACAGGAAAGCGTCTCGCGCCTGAAAGGACGCCTCAATACTGTTGGCAGGGACGCTCCACTCCGACAGGAAGAACATTCCTCCGCTCACCCATTCAGTCTTTCCATCAACATCCATTCCATAACGAACGGTGACAGGCTGGCGCTCATAGATGTACTTGTAAATCCCTTGAGGGTTTACGGAGTCCCATGCGCGGTCACTGTTGTCTAAACTAAAGGAAATCGACTCCTGAGAAAGCTGCCCGGAGATAGGGTCTCTTGCAGAAGAATGGCTGTAGGACAAGATTTTGGTCTTGTCAAACACCAGATACCTTCCGATTTTCACTTGCTCGACCCTTACTCTTCGGTCGGGGAGACACCACTTCAGCACCTCTAGCTCTACAGCATCAAACCCGGAAAGTTCTACTTCAACGTCAGAACGAATGGATTTGTTTCCGTTCACAGTCACGGTTTTCAGCTTTTTGGCTCCAAGATATGCGCTGACCGAAAAATCTGTAGCGTATTCGTTAAACGCTGTAGACCAGCAAATTGAAACACCGGGAATCGAAGATTTGTTTTCGCTCGGAAGCTCAAGCCGAATAACAGGGTGACTTGAATCGTCAAAAATCTCGGCGCTCAAAAAACCAGTAGTTCCATACGGAGGAGAAGAAGGAACGATGCTACAGCTTCCATCAAGAACAGTGAGATTGGGCTCTCCTGTGGAATATCTCGAAATGGAAGCGTTATCAGAAAGCGCAATATTGTGAAAGGTGGAGAACGGGGCCGCCGATGACGTGACGATGGTAGCCTTTTTGTTGATGCCAGGTTCAGTAATTCCACAGGTAATCTCTACAAAAGATTCCGGGACGAGCGTTTCGTTAAATTTTTCTTTCCACTTATCGGAGACTTCAACCATGTGTCATACCTCCACAAGAGAAAGTTTGCACCCCGTCCATCCCATCACGCCACCGGTTTTCGGCCCTCTACGCCACATTCCGCCGGTGCGGTCGGAGACGTACATCTGACGGGTGGTATAACCGGCTGTGGCTTGGTTATAGAATTTAACAGTGCAGTAAAAATTCGTAGTGAAAAGACTCAAGATGTCGGCCCACTGCCGTGCGGTGAGGTAGTTCCATGACATGGAGACTTTTGCTACGTCATGTCGTACGACAGCGCCAACAACTTTACCCTGAACATTTCGCCCAGAGTCCACGATCGTGCTAGTCGTTCCCTCATAAGAGGAGGGTTCCGGCAGCTCTACGCCATTCACCGTAACCAGTGCAGGAATATTGGCCATCTGAACCATCCTTTCTTAGTAAGAGTAAACTTCAGTACCCATAATGGACATGCCACGTTCTTTCTGCGTTTTTTCAACGGAAGCAGTGAGCTGCTTGCCATCGAGGTACACTTTCACATCTCTGCCATCGGAGATTGCTTCTCCGTACCGCTGCCAGATGTCAAGAAATGCGTTATAGCAGCCATTGTACACAGCATCTCTCATCTCTTCGGAGTTTCCACTTGCGGCAGAATAGGTGCTGCTATACGAACCAGACCCATAGGTAGAGTCATAACTGGATGTGCCAGCATACTGAGAGCTGTCGCTATAGTTAGAACGGCTGATACTGCCAATAATGCCTGCGATAGCAGCGGCAATCGCCACGCCACCGGCAACCATTGCAAAGCCGGTAGGAATACCAAGCACAGACAACGTGCCACCGATTGCTTCCAGCATGGCGGTAAAAGCACCGCCAATCGTAGTAATCAAACCAGCTACGCCAGCAAGCATCTTCGGGAACTGGCTCAGTAAGCCACCGGACAAGCCTTTACTGATTGCAAGCGCTGCGGTCGAGAGCGGAGCCTTCGATTTAGTGAACACGCTGGTAATGTTCTCGACCATCTTTGCCGTATTTTGTGTGGCAGCGCCAAAATTCTGAGTCAGTGCGCTCACCAGATTTTTGCCAATGGTAGCGGCTGTATTCAGCAGGGAAGAAGCTTGGCTTTTCAATTCTTTGCTCAGTCTGCCAAGCAAATCGCTTGCAACGGACTTGACGCGTTTACGCTGCTCATCGCCCATAGCGCCCCAGATGGAAGCAGCAATAGTAGTGCCGACTGTTTTCCAGTCACCACTCTGCGCGGCCTGAATGAAAGTTTGCACTGTGCCGAAGAAGTTGGTCTTGAGGTTGTTGTCGAGTTCGGCCCACTTAGAGTCTAGCCCGGAAATGATGCCGTTGACGTAGCTTGTGCCGCAGTCAATGCCATAGTTCGCCATTCCTTCGCCCTTGAGCTTGGTGGCGTCTACAAGTTTATTCATAGCATCGTTGACATAACCGAGGAAAGCAGTGATACCGTTCGCAAGACCCATGTCGATGTAACCGCCAATCTCTGCAAACTCCGTAGAAGGGGAGTGAATGCCGAGCACATTCTTGACCTTATCAATGACTGCGTCGCCAACATTTGCAACAGCGTTTTTGGCCGTTTCAATCATGTTGTTCACGCCATCAATAAGACCCTGAATCAGATTTTTGCCAATATCAAAAAGACTAAAATTGTCGAATGCGCTCTTGATTGCAGAAAGAATTTTTTCCGCAGTTTCAGTTACGCTAGAGATAGCATCGGTAATGCCTTTCTTCAATCCGGCGATAATGTATCCGCCTTGTTCGGCCATTACGGTAGATGGGGAATTGATTCCAAAGGCAGACTTAAAACCGTTGATAAATGGATTGAACACATTTTCAATAATCCAAGAAGCAACATTCGTGATTGCGTCTTGAATGCCGTAATAAATACCGTAGACGATATTTAGACCAACATTATCAAACGGCCCCTCTGCCACTTTCTTTTCAAAATAATCGGCAATTCGAGAAACCAGACCACCCATGAAGTCGAGTGCTTCAATGAACGCTTCGCCAAAGAAACGACCGATGGCTTGAGCTAGCCCGGCCCAATCTACGGAAGTAACGGCTCTAATAGCAAAGTCAACGAGGTCTTGACCAAGTTGGTAAGAGTCTGTGCCAGCCAAGAAATCAGAAACAGCGTTAATGCTATCAGTGATAAAGTTAAAAAAAACTCTTGCAAGCTTTTCAATCTCAACATTTTGAAGAGCATCGGAAAGCTTATCAGTTAATTGCTTCCCAACACCAGTCCAATCTACTGTTGCTATCCAATCTGAAAGTTCGTGAAAAAATCCAGAAAAGCCATCAATAAAGGCGTTAAGCACAGATGTCCAGTCAAGCTGAGACAGAAAACCGCCAAGAAGCTCAAACTCGATAATAAATCTGTCTGCAAGTAATCGGCCAAATAAATCCCAGTCTACAGAATCCACGAGCCCGTTAACGCCATCTGCAAAAACCGCTCCAAGCGAGGCCCAATCAACAGAATGGATGGCATTATAAATCATGCCCATAAGTTTATTCAACTGTTCACCGATTTGGGTTCCGATTTGGAAAGAATCAAGAGATTTCAGTTTCTCCTTAATCTCGTCAACAGCACTTCCGGCATAATCTTTGAACATATCATACTGGGAAAGGTCAACATCACCAAGTAAATTACCAGTAGCACCGCCGCTGCCGGAGCTGGACGAGCCGGAGTTTTGCGAGGGGTCAATGATGTTTAATTCATCAAAACCCATCGTGTAATCTTTAGCCGCTTTCGCCGCTGCTTTCGTAGCATCAGCAGTGTCATCCATAGCGTCGCTCACGCCGCCAATATCTTTCTGTGTCTTGCTAAAATCGGTAAATTCAATTTTCTGTCCAAACACAGATGCAAGAGAGACCACAAATTCTTTGATAAGGTCAACTGCTACAATCAGAACGGGAAGAATCGCCTTAAATGCGGGATAAAGAAGCTGGCCTACAGCCTTTGCAAGCTGCGAAATTTCAGACTTCAAAATGCGTACCATATTGGCGGGACTACTAATAGTCTGCGCGAGATTGCCTTGAATGTTTGTGGTCTGCTTCATAATGGCGATGTAGCGAAGAACTGCCTTATCTGCCTGAGACAGACTAGAAACCTGTTTATTAAAGCCCAAAGCAAGAAGTTCCTGCTGTAACCGTGCCTGAGACAGATCAACGCCTAAGCGTCTAATAGGTTCAAGCTCGCCAGAAATTGCGGAAGCGATAGCTGTAAATGTGGTTGCGGTATCCTTGTTCCAATAGGACGATTCATCATAAGAAAGCTGCGTCAAGTTTTTGGAAAGAATATACGCTTTATCACTCGCTAAGCCAAACGATGTTGCGAGACTTTGAATTGTCGCAATGTTTGTCATTGCTTCTGTAGGGTCGATTCCAAGCAGAGACTCCATTTTATTGATAAGTTCAGTTGCTTGGCCGCTTAGCTCGCCCATTGCGTTGTTGAACAAGTCTGTCGCTTCGTAAAAATCATTAAACTTGGCAACAGCGTTAGCAAGGTAAGAAGCGATAGCCTTCAAGGAAACAAGCTGTGCAGCACGATTCTTAATTGCTTCCAACTGACTCGCTAGTTTTGCAAAACTAGCGCTTGCTTTATTGTTTGCAGAAGATAGGCGATTTGTGGAACTGATAGCGCTTTTAATTTTAGAAGGAAGCGCAGAGAAAGAGCCTCCAACTTTATCCAGCTTAGAGGAAAGTGGAGAAATAGAAGATGCCACTTTTTTGCAAACTTCCGAAAAATCATCAAGCGTTTTAGCGTCCAGTTTCTTTGTAATGCTTGGGATTTTAGCAATGGAATTGATTGCGCTGCTTACACCACGCAAGCCCTTCATAGAAGAATCGCTAATAGAAGAAATTGGAGCAATGCCTTTTCTGAGGCTCTCCATTTTACTGCTTAACCCGGTAAAATCGATATTCCCGATATTCACATTGGAGATTCGATTCAACGCATTGCCGACAGCTCGAATTCCTTTTGCGCTTTCATTCATATTGGCGTTAGAAATCTTGTCGATAAAATCCGTCAGCTTATCTAACCCAGAAAGCCCGGTGGATGCCTGTTTCAGCGCAGAAATGGAAGCGGACAGCTTATCAAGGCTGTTGACAACCTTCGTCACATTGCCCTTTGTCCGCAAATTAGAAATGGCAGTAGCGAGCTTGTCGATATTAAGCTCTGCACCCTGCGATTCCGCAGAGATTTCTACGGATAAGCTTGTAATATCAACATCAGCCATCACTACCACCATCCTTTTGCTCCATCATGGAGAACATCATACGTTTGATTCGCTCCTGTGCTTCCGCAGCACGTTGGTATTCATACTCTTCTTTCTCCTTTTGAGTAAGGGGAATCGGTCTATCCATGTACTTGATAGGCTTAGACCCTTTCTTTCGGAACATATTGCCAACCGTAGAGGAAAGTGCAGATGCCATGTAAAAACCGTTTCTCCATGCTTCTGCATTGGCTCTGCGTTCTCGCAGCTCCTCTGCGTCACGGTAGACCTTCGCCAGCCAGACATCGCCGTACCAGAACTGGTCGTATGTCATACCGATGGAGATGTAATAGGCTTCTACATCGTGGAACAGCTTAGAGAAGGAGAACGATTCTCCCTCTCCGTCTGATTCCTGAGATTGTGCGGTTACACAATCTCCCACGTTGCGTTTTTTGCGGTCTTATCCTCAGTGTCAGTCGCCAGCAAAGACTTGGAAGCATCCATGAACATTTCCAACAGCATTGCCATCAGCTCTTCCTTTTCGTCAATGTGGGCAAACATTTCGTCCACGACTTTACGCTTGATGCCACGATTCCGGGCAATGAACGCACCGTAGAACAGAGCCTTGGAGTTTGTCAGCAGGTTCTTCATCTGGGTGTACTCACCGATCTGGAAGCCGTTACGCTCCGTCATCTCCACGCTGTCACGGGTGAAAGTCAGTTCGTAGGTATCCTTGCCATCGGGGGAATGAAAATTGATAACCTTTGCAGCCATAATAAATGCTCTCCTTTATAAATAGGGGCAGAACCAAATCCGATGTTCAGTTCTGCCCGGTTTGATTGATTCGATTTTTGCAGTTTAGCCGCCATTGACCGTCAGGGTCTCGCTGAACTCAGGCTTCTTGGTGAAGATGCAGTTGATGGTCATTTCCACAACCTCGTCCACGCCAAAGCCAGACAATCCGACCTGATGCATACCCTGCCAAGTAAAACCGGAGCCGTCCTGCATCTTCAGGGCGTAATACTTCACGGTGTTGCTCTCGGAAGTCTCATCGTAGCCAGCTTCCTTGACCTTCTTGTAGTCAGTCTTGTTGTAGTTGGCAGTAAAGGACTTGGTGTCACTCTGGATAATGCCGAAGATGTTGACCTGCATAGGGTCAGACAGGGTGGTGGCATCCAGAAGGTTAGGCTCGGAGATCAGGTCGGGTACATCCTTGATGTCGCACAGCTTCGTCAGAGCGGTTGCGCTGTCGCCACAATACAGGGTGGTATTCAGACCGGAGATAGCAGTACTCATAGAATGTTTACCTCCTTAGTTTCGGTAAATCATTCCGTCCTCTCCGATTGATGCCCCGTAGCTGCAATCAATCCGATAGACGGAATTGTTGTACAGCCCATTCAACGGGGCAAACGACTTGCGATAGAAATTAAGCGGTTCCAATACAGAGTCCACGATGTCCACAATGGAGCGGGCTTCTGCAATGCGTCCGCTGGTTTTGTTGGAATAGACACGCACACGCAGAGAAACGGCAGCATACTTGCTGTGACTGGCAGAATCCAGATGAACCGGAAGATTGCTGTTTTCCTCTATCTGCACACACGGAAACTTCTTGACGTTGCTGTCGTTGATTTCACCGGTGACAAAGATGCCGGGAACCTGTTTCCGAAGTTCGGCCGCAACAGCCGTGAAGATGGAATTGAAATAATCAATCAACTGTTCCAGACCTCCCTCCACGTTGCTTCTACTTGAGAAGCCATTTCTTCAACAGCCCCCCACATAGCCATAGCCGGTTCGTTGCCGCTGGTGTAGTTCAACTGACCTTTGCCATCAACCTGTTTAACAGGCGTACCAGCATTGCCGGCTTCGCCGTAGTAGTACCAACGCTTGTGCTGTCCGTTCCCTTTGCCGTATGTTCCGTGTTCGCCAACACCATCAGGGAGTTCGCCGCCATAAGCGGAATGAGATACGCCAGTGCCGAACTCGATAAAGGCAACTGCTTTCCCTTCGGCAACAATGGTGCAGGTGTTTCCGTTCTGCTCAACACGGCAAGAAACATCGTTACTGCCAGCATATTGAGCATTAGCAAAGCGAACTTTTGCCACGTCAAGCCCTTTGTCAGCCAGTGCCTTTGCGAACTCCTGTGCCTTTTTGTTCAGGGTGGTCTTGTACTCCCGTATCTGACGTTCCGCATCACGAAGTCCGGCATCGCTCAACCTCACTTTAATTTTCACTTGCAGCCACCTCCTTCAGTGCATACAACGTGTCCGTGATATGCTCTGCGACTTTGACCACAATGTAGTTGAAGGGCTTTGAAACGTCCGTCTGAAACCAGACGTGCGTACCCTCATAAAGTGGAGTGTTATGCTTTCTGCTGGACGAACTGACCACATAGCTGTAATCCGTGAACGCCCCAAAAGGGCTTGCTTCCGCAGAACCAGTAGGCGGGCTGACGTTCAACATCAGTTTTGCAGGGTCACTCCACGTCTGCGATGTCTCGCCGGTTTCGTTTCCCCATTCGTCCACAACAGGTTCTTTCTCGCCGATGGGGTTTGAATACCAAAGCGGGCGCTTGTCCAGAGGGCTTCCATTGAACATCAGCCGATAACACCTACTCTCGGAACCACTTCATTCAGCAGGGACTGCGCCACATCGGACGATTCCCACACACGAGTGATACCATTGTTGGTATAGCTCGTCTGACCGTTTGCGCCGATGTGGTTGTACAGTTCCGCTGCAATGCGTATCTGCAACGACTGATACTGCAAGGGCAGCTCGTCCGGTCTGTTGCCGAAGGGGTAGCCCTGTGCAAATATCTTGTCTTTGGCGAAATCAAGCAGCAGGTCGAAGAGTGGGTAGTCCTCGTCCGTGATTTCACGGTCAAGTGCAGGAGCAATGTACTGCCCCAGCTTGACTGCCGCTTCAGAATACTGGTCTCCCATGCTGCTTTCCTCCTTTCGCCTTAGTAAGCCTTGATGCAGTACACAGCGTCCATGCGCTCAAAGGACGGCAGGACAATTTCGGAGACGTAAATGTTAGTGTTGACAGGATGCACGGTCTGTTCGGTTGTAACGGCAACGCCGGTATTCACAACGGAAACCTGTGCGTTGGATATGCCAGCCATCAGGTCGGCTTCCTCAGGGGTGGCAACATAGTACATATTGCCCAGAGGGCCAGAAGGAGCCAGCACGACATAGCCATCAGGCAGATACTTCTCAGCAGCTGCGGTTTCCTCCGGCTTGTACATCTTGTCGTACAGATGAATGCGGATGCCAGATGCGCTTTCGACAACAGAACGTGCTTCGGAATCAACCAGCACAGCGGTGGCGGTCTTCATAACCGTCAGAAATCGGTTCTTGATTTCATCCGCAGCAATCATCTTGTGGAAAGTGTCAGTGTTCATGTAGGCATCGGTGATAATCTCACCAGTGTTTACCCGCACGGTGTTTGCGGCAGTAGTCATCGTGGCAATGGGAGTTGCAGTAGTAGGAGCATCAAACTTCTCCTTGGTAGTCAGAACCTTGTAATTGGACTGTTTCCAAGTGCCGTCCGGGTCATAATCATAGACGTAGCTCACGCCGTTAGATTCGATAGAAATGCCGGGCTTGCCATCTTTAGGAGCCAAAAGCTGCCATACCATGCGCTCAGGAACGATACGAGCGCCAGTGATAAGCTGTGCAGTATCATCGTAGACACGATTGATAACATCTGCCGCAAACTCCTGATTGGTAGCCAGAACAGAGATAATCTTTCGGCGGTCTTCCTCGTCAATGTGAGTACCCTCACGGAAGAACGGCATACTGGTCTCGGTCATCTTGATGCCCTGACGAGTACGGAACGTAGCCTTAGTGTCAAACGCGCTAGGCTTCAGCGAAACGCCAACGCCCTTGTGACCACGCAGCCACTTCAGTTCCATGCTGACCTTCTTACGGGCAGGGAACAGAGCATCAGAAGCATAGGGCTGCGCATTGGTCGGGTCATTCGTCCAGTAGGCGGCAATCGCAGCAGGGGAGAAGATTTCATTCAGATTCGGTGCCATAATTTAGTCCTCCTTACTCGCCCTTTGCGCCAACATCGGTACGGCAGAAAACGGCAGGAACAGCCTTTTTCAGAGCGGCAATATCGTTTGCAGAATAGGTAAAGCCAGACAGCTTTGCCTTATCCACATCAATGACGCCCTGAATCAGCAGTGCGCCATTGGGGTTGACGGCAGGGTCAACGGTGTGCAGCAGAATGCCAATGGCATCGGTAGCCGCATCAGCAGCACTGGTGCCAGTAGTGGCAGCAGCTTTCAAGCCGGTCTTTGCCATAGGATAGCCAGCCGGAACGGCATTGGTTTCCTTGACGGTAAAGGGAATGGCAACGTAGGTATCAGCAGCCAGAATAGTGCTTTCAGGAGCCGATACCGGAGTAGTGGTATACTTCATGTTTTCCTCCTTAATGGAAAGCGGTCATTGCGTCACTCGATGCCTTGTTTGCGTCTGCACGCTCCTGTGCGAAGCGTTTAGCAAAGGCAACACCTGCGCTATCTGCGCTGTTACCATTGCCATCCGCACCCGGTGGCGTGGGCATATCCTTCAACAGAGAAGCCTTGTAAGCAGTGTCGTGGGCGGTCATAAACTCCGACTGGAACTTAAATACCTTGTCCATGTCACCGTCAGCCAGTGCAGATGCAGCCTTGCCAGCCAGTTCAGCGTCATAACCCTGTGCAACGAACTTCTCACGGTAGGATGCAAGGGTCTTTTCCTTGACGAGATTCTCCTTATCAGCAGTCAGGGCTTCAATCTGCTTCTGCATCTCTGCCAGCTTGTCAGCCTGTTCCTGTGCGGCATTCTCGTCATCGGTACGCTTTGCCTTGAGCTGCTTCTTGTACTCAGCAGCTTCGCTATTGGCTTTCGTCACGGCGTTGCGCAGCTTCTCAGCCTCTGCGTTAGGGTCTGCAACCTTTTCCAGCGCAGAAATGATTTCATCGGCGGTCATGCCCTCTTTGTAGGCATCACCAAGCAACACACTGAGTTTCATATCGTTAATTTCCTCCTGCGTTTTTTTACCGTTGCTTCCCTGCAACGCTGCGAAATTTGTATCCCGGCTTCCCTGCCGGAATATATCAGCCCGCTAATGCGGATTGATTTTTAGTCGATTAGTTCTCCTGCGCCGTTGTAAACCAGTTCCTCTTTCGCAGCATCAGGAGCTGCGAAAACGGTCGGAACAAGATAGACTGGAACGCCATACAACTTTGCAGCATCAATTTCTACAGTACAGCCGTTATACTGAAAGGCGTTATCGCCGCAAATGCCGATAAAATAATCAGCCTGTGCGAGAAGTTCGATGCTCTTTCCAAGATACCAAAGCCCTTCAGTTCTGCACTTAGGCGGGTTATCTTCGATATAGGTCGGGATAACCTCAAGGCTTTCACCGTACACTGCTTCGGCAATCTTGTGCAAACGGTCAAACGTCATCCGAATATTTTCTTCCGACCGATTCTTCATCGGGCAGGAAATAAACAGCTTCTTCATTTTTGCTCTCCTTCCTTTGCATTAGTCTGTTCGTCAACCATTTTGCTGTTGTCGGCAATATTGTCTGCGGGCTGTTCCTGCGGCTTCGGAGCTTTGCCATCCTCGCCCAGCTTGCCAGCGGCAATCAGGAAGGGCTTGCTCATTTCATAAGCAGCCTGCGGGTCGGGGAACAGACCGGGCGTTGTGAACGCCAACTGCGGGTCAATGCTCTGACTGAGCATCTGCGCAAAAATCTGAACCTTGCTCTGCTGGTTATCGTACTGGCGGCGTGGCAGTTTGATGTTAATGTCGCTTGCCATCAGTTTAGAACCAGCCGTGTCACGCAGGATTTTCAGCATCACAGACAAGCTTTGGCGTTCCGAGAACTTGAACATATTCTCGTACTGCTGCGCCCTTGCTTCTGTGTGATTCCAGCCGTTACGGACGATGACCGCGCCCACATTGTCGGACGTTGCGTTCTCGCTGCCAGTAGCACTAGGCATAGCAGTCAGACTGCGGTACACGTTCAACATGGAATCAATCAGAATCTGCGTTTGCTGCTGGTTCAGCTCGTTTGCAAGCTGTTTTACATCGGCAGCAAGTCCAGAAGTAGACTTGATTGACATTGCGCCCATAGCCTTAACAGCTTCCAACGCTTCTTTATCAACAAGACAGTTAATAAAGACCATGATGGATTGGATGAACTGCTCTACACCATCGAGACGATTGCTCTCCAGCAGGTTGATGGCATCCAGCACAGGGATAGCCGGTTCAAACAGACCCATACGCTCCGGGTTTAGCTTGTATTCGACCATCGGTAGCATTCCAAGAGAATGGTTCTCTGCTTTTGTAACTTTGCCGTTGTCGATTTCAAAATACTGGTTTGGCGTATACACGCAAATCAGGTCGTTCAGGTCATTCTGATAATTGCGTGGGATGTGCAGCACGTTGGCAATGGGCTTGTGCCCGATGCCGGAGTTGTAAATCACATACGCCATGTCCGGGTCTGGAACGTCCACCAGCAGGGGTGTTTCATCCGGGTAGTTGCCGTTGTACCCCTTGTCGGGAAGAACAATGCGGTATCCCTGCCCGCATTCCAACATCCACTGCCAGAGCCGCCGATCAAGCGCATCCTTGCCCTCATACTGCAAGGCGTTGGATAGGCGAGCAATTTCCTCACCGTCACCAGTCGCCGTTTCAGACCGCACATAAGAGCAAGGCGTACCGCTCATGTAGCCGGTGTAGAAGCCCACGCACTCGTTGGCATGATTCTCTACAATGCGGTTGGTGATTTCAGCGTGGTACTCCTTCGTGCGATGGAGGACAGGCTGGCTACCCAAGTAGTAGTTGTGCAGAAAGCGGATCTCATTCTTGTTCAGCAGATGAATAGGCTCTGCCTTGCCCATGACAACTTTCAGCACGTTTGCCCGATTGATTTCCGTCTCCGGCGTTTCAATCGGTCTGCGTCCGGTCAGTGGCTTATTCAAAAAGCCATCAACAACTACCTGATACTCAGCCATGCGTTCCTCCTTTCCGGCAAAATAAAAAGCGCAGCAAGACAAACCTGTTAAGGTCTATCTCACTGCGCCAAAACTGCGCTTCAAAAGCTATTTACTTTTCCGGTGGATGGATGATTTTCACCCATCCTTCCCTTGTATCTCCTTCGATAACGCCCTTGCATCTGTCGCACTTGAAATGGTATCGTCCGTCTACTTCGCCAAGATAGCGGTTGCAGCGGACGTTCTTATAGATGGGATTCTGCCTGATACAAGGGCAACAGATTCTAACTAGCATGAGCACTCCTTTCGTTGAATTTCTGGAAACAGGCTGTTTAGCACAGACCTGTCAGAAGCTACTGGGAAACTGTTCGCACTCCCAGTCATGCTAGGCTCTGACTTGTCGGGTGTCAAAAGCCACGATTGCCCCGACTGGAGCAAATCGCTGATGGACACAAAGGATGGATTTGAACCAACGACCTTCGAGTTATGAACCCGACGAGCTACCAGACTGCTCCACTCTGTGTCATGTACCCGGCTTGATTCATTGTCGCTCTTTGAAATGGTAAAATGTCACAAAACCCATTTCATCGAGAGCCGGGAATAATGATTGGAGGTTGTAAAAGGAAAATTTCCATGAAAACAGAAGTGAATCGTTGCGCTGCGTAACGGAATCGAACCGTTGCTTGCCAGCCGTGGGGGAGACGGGCTGACATTCCCAACCAACAGGGACCGCAACATATAAATCCGGCGAATGGAAAGAGTGAAAAGCATTCGCCGGTGAAAGGAGAAATATGCTCGTTGACACACAAGCGAGTAAAAATGACAAAACCTCGCTATGCCGGGCTATTCCTTAGAGGAAGCTGCAAAACTTCCTGCATACATTATAAGCGTTGTCAAGTGGTAAAATCAAATAAATAGACCCAGCGAACACAATATATTGTGTTTTTAATCAAAAAGGCCTCTTGACAGGCTCAATTTTACTGATTCCGTTATACAGTTCATCGGCAAGCTGTGCCAGACTATCCGGTGCATCATCGTGCGAAACTTTGCCAAGCTGCGTAAACATCGTCACCTGTTCCATGAACGCCTTGTACTCTTTCGACTGGTGTTTCTCGTCAAGAAAGTAAAACCGCTTGATGTCCGGCGCATACTGGATGATTCTGGACAGCTTGCTTTGACCGCTGGGCGCACGTTGGCTGCGAACAGAGCAGTGATAGCCCTGCTGCCGGAGCATACTGTCTATACTATCGCAGTATTCATCGCCACCATTATTAGCTTCACCTCTGTATGTGTTCAATTTATGTTGAATAATTTTTCCGACCGTTTCAGGCTTGGTAACGGTTTTATCGCCATTATTGAAAACAACATCGGGAATAAACACAGAGCCATTATAAACATAGGCGATGGGGCCGGATGTAAAATCGCCGCCGCCCCAAGCAATATCTTCGACCATGAGCTTGCGATCAGGCTCACCGTCAGGCAGAACGCCGTTGAAATACCGCAGTTCATCAGCAGGGAACAGTAGGCCTTCACGCACATAGGGCTTGCCCATGTACTTCGCCCACCATGTTGCATCGTCAATGCTAGCTTTCATGTCAGCATAGTAGGCATCGTCAAATCCAACGCCATAGTCATAATTGAAGTTGCTGTGTCCGTTCTCATCCACCGCAGGAATCACCCGAAATCTGTACTTTGGGTTGTCCGCATACTGGTTCTGGATACGCCCCAGAGGGTCAAGCACGTTCCAGCGTGTGCCGACCATCAGCTCTAATGCGCCCTGCTTCTTGCGGTCTTTCAGCTGGTTCAAATAGGCATCGTATTTGTTGTTCAGACGCTCAACGTTCAGACTTTCTTCCAAGTCCTCGATCAAGTCATCGCTGTACAGAACGCCGCCCTCGCCGATTTCAACAGCACCAGTCAGCGTACCGCCAATGGAGCGGCAAGTCAGGGTGGGAAAGCGCTTTTTACGGTTCAGGTCAACGCTTTCGTCCTTTGCACTCTTGTCCACAAGCTGAACGTCAGGGAAGATTTTGCCCCAGTTATAGGTTACAGGGTCAGTGATGATAGATAGCACCTCGCCGTAAAAGCCGTTGGTCAGCTTGTCGGAATGTCCGCTCATGACCGATGCAACGTCCGGGCGATTGCCCATCAGCCATGTGATGAAAAATATACAGAGCGTACTTTTTCCCGTACGAGGGGGCTGACTAACCCCAAGAAATTCTACACGATGGAAAAACAAGTCCTCTAAGTCACGAACCAGCGTCAGAAGCACTTTTCTGCGTGGCTGATAGAACTTCTTCTCCGGCGCACGATTCCATTCAAGGTAGATGCAATAACTGTCAAACACATCTTTTGCTTCAAACAAATACGTCCGACCGATAATGTCATAGGCCTTCGCCACGTCCTCGCCTGTTTTCATCTTGCCCATCATGGCTGCACAGACAGAGCGCAGCTCATTAGAGTATTTGTAGGCATCGAACCGCTTGTCTTGCGGCAGAGCATCTCTCAGGTTCACGACCGCCTGAAACCAGTCCTCGTAGACCTGTGCTTCTGTCGGATTCTGCTTTGCATACGCTTTGATGCTGTCAATGATGGCGATACACTGTTTTGACTGCATAAAAAAATAGGCACCCCCTACCTGAAAATGTAAAGAGTGCCTACAACTGCACAAAAATCAAATATTCTGTTTTTATAATGCGAATTTAGAAAATTTCTTTCTCAAAATCAATTAAAAGAACTGCCCGACCGTTTCTAACCCTTTTTCTACCTTCTTCATTATGCTGTTTTCGGAGAGATACTCCATGCCTTTCAAGGTAATCTGCGGGTGAATCGGTTCTACAATATGTGGGAATTTGTTCGTCAGGTCTTGCGTGTAGACCAGGCCGCGAATGAAACCGTTCATTTGCAGTTCGATCATAATCTGCTCCCAATCAGAGACCTTTATCTTCATTGCTTTTGCAGAGATAAGCTCATAGTCAAATTCTTCATCGCCTTTGTGCTTATCCAGAAGTTTGAGAATCTTGTAGATGGCATTAAAGTTGTCCATAAGCTGCTCCTTTCGACCTTCTCAGGTCATAATCTGCAAACATAGACGTAGCAATATTCATAGCTTCTTCTATGACTGGTGCTTTGATAAAGATTCTGCATCCAAACAGCACACTGCTTGCTCTGGTCTTGCCACTCTCAGGGATAACATAGATTTTGCCGCCCTCACGCTTTGCAAGCCACGTCCGTTCTGGTTCTTCGCGCTTTTCTGGTTTCCGTCTGAATACTTCTACCGGCTTGCCGTCAACGTATGCTTCAACTCTAGCGCCGTACATCTCTGCGATTTTTTCCGCACGTCTGCGGCTTTTGGTCAAAGTGATGATATGATATTCATCTTCTCCACCGCTCGTCACTGCGTAAAGTTTTATAGCCATACTTTCACCTATTCTGTTCAGCAATCCGATACCATGTCTGGCGGGTCACGCCAAGCTGCTTTGCGGCATCCGTGACCGTGAGAATGCGCTTTTCCACCTGCTCATGGAGAACGTCAAAGAGGTTGCGGTCGTACGCGGTTGGCTTGCGACCTTCCCTGTAATCGGGGCGCTGGCTGGCAATCTTCTTGCCCTCTCTGGTGCGTTCAACAATCATGTCACGCTCAAACTGGGCAAACACAAGGAACATACCTCTCATAGCCCTACTTGCAGGGGTGTTGTCCATCACGCCAAGATTCAGCACGTTCACCCGGATTCCTTTTTCAATCCATGAATCAATCAGTTCATACCCACCAACAAGGCTTCTGGCAACACGATCTAGCTTTGTCACAACGATTGTATCGCCGCTCTGGACTTCCGCTTCCAGCTTGTCCAGTTCCTTACGTTCCATTTTAGTGCCGGTATATACCTCTTTGAAAATCTTAGTTGCGCCAGCAGCCTTGAGGGCTTCTTCTTGCGATTCGAGACTGTTACCGTCAATCGCTTGACCAACGGAACTGACACGAGCGTAACCGTAAATCATTCAGGTTCACCGTCCTTTACTCTATGTCTATGCCTTCGCAATTTTTGAACTGTGCATCACGAGGGACAACTACGATTTTATAGCCCATCATATTCAGCATTTCGTTTAGCTTATTAACGCTAATATTTTTTTGAGAAAGACGTTCGCTTAAAGTTGGCTGTTTAATTTTAAGCCTACTACAAAGCTCCGCTTGCTTTATGTCCTCTTTTCTCATAACTTCTTTTACTGCTTCTCCTGCTTTCATTTTTTCGCCCTCTCTTTCTTGATGCCATTATATCAGATGAACCCTATAAAATCAAGACATTTCTGATATTTCCAAGTTTTCCCATCTAGTACCCTTTATATTATATATAAATATACTCTAGTATGTATTTATACATACTAGAGTAGTATAAGGGTGTTTACTTAGTTAATCATAATCAGGTTGAAATTTTTCTATAATAAGGAGTAATTCTTCAAAACTTCATTTCCGTAAAACTTTGGGTCTTGACAAGCATATTTTCACGCTTTATACTTGTTCCAGCGAAAGCGAGGTGATAGGCTTGGCAAGACGAGCAGAAACCTCGGAACGTGATAAGCTACACATGATAAGCACCCGGCTCACAGAGAGCCAGATCGCGAGCATGGAGAGCAGCGCAAAGGCATTAGGCATCTCAAAGGTCGATGTTATCCGCATGGGTATCGAGTGGGTGGCATCCTACGTTGAGAACATCAAGGCATAAAAAAATAAGCTACCAGCGGAACTTTGGACGGCAACGCTGATAGCTTATCCACATCACGAAACGAGAACCTGCAACCACCAAGGGGGCAGTCTCCCTTTTCGGAATCTATTATACCAAAAAGGGCTGCTTTCCGCAAGAGTTAGGAGCAAAAAACATGAACTTTCCCACGACAACCGAAGAATTTCTGAAAACTCTCGTACAGGGCAAAGAGCCGACTAGAGAGGACAGAGAGTACGCAGAAGCGCTAGGCAAGCTGTCCGAACTGAACTATCGGGCAGGATACGAAGCAGGAGTAGCCAAAAACAACAGTTAAATTTTGTGCAAGTCTACAAACTTTTGGATTTTGTACAGATACCAGTACTACATTAAGCGTTTGCGTAATTGGCAAACCACAACATATTGCATATACTGGTTGCACCCACATGAAGGGAGGTGAGTTTATGTACAGTCCTTATCTCGAACGGCACAATCACACGTTCACTGTTGCACTGACCGAACGGCAGTTCCAGTGGCTGAAAGCCTATTGCGCCGAACACAAGGTCGCACAGGCCGCAGCCATCCGTGACACGTTCTTTGAGGTGCATCCCATACCGGAGACCGATGAAAAAGAATAAGACGCTCGCTAAAGTTTGCCGACCACAGCGAACGTCTTATGAAACACTCAGAGAGTATAGACCCTCTTTGGGTTATTATACCAGAGATGGCCTGCTCTCGCAAGATAGAAAGGCTAAATTTCTATGAATAATAATCTTGAAACCATCCGAATCTTCTCCGAAGATGTTATCCCTGTGTACGACACCGACACCGGCGAAAAGGTTGTGCTGGGTCGGGAACTGCACGAACGGCTCAAAATCAAGACCGCATACAAAGACTGGTTTCCTCGTATGTGCGAGTATGGTTTTGTAAACGGGAAAGACTATGGCTCATTTTTGAGCAATAGGTCTGATGGGCTTGCCGGAAAGCCTAGAACCGACCACATTATCACTTTGGATATGGCAAAGCATATTGCAATGATTCAGCGTACACCGGAAGGCATGGAGATTCGCCAAAAGCTGATTGACCTTGAGAAAAACGTGTTCGTCAACCAGTTCGCAGGGCTTTCTAAGGAGCTGCAAGCAATCCTTGTGATTGACCAGCGCACCATGAAGCAGGAGCAGCGCATTTCCGCTCTTGAGAACACTATGACCATCGACTACAATCAGCAGCGTGTGTTGAAGCGTGTCGTGAACACGGTAGTTATCGACGCTCTTGGCGGCATAGACAGCCCGGCCTACAAGAGCCGTAGCGTATCCCAGAAGCTGTTCATGGAATGTAACCGGGACATTCAGGACTGGTTCAACGTAAACAGTCGAAACAACGTGCCAAAGAAGCGGTTCGATGAAGCTGTCGAATACATCAAGAAGTGGAGACCGTGTGCGAACTCTGTTATGTTGGTTCAGGTCACGAACGGCCAGACCCAGATGCCCATGTGAAAGGAGAACGAATATGATTAACGGCGATAAGTACGAAGACCTTGACGAATACATCAGTGACACTCTGGAAAACATGGAGCGGCTTTGGAGAACGCCTGACGTTGGAGAAACCTACAACGGTCGAGTGATCGCTTGCAACGGCAAAGAGGTTGCGTGCGGCTATCTCTCCTACGAAGCAGACGAATACGGCGATTTAAGACCGTACCTGTGCGACAACGGCAAGATTGTCATGCGTGACGTTAACGATTGGATGCCGATGCCGAACGTGACCAGCGTATTGAAAAAGTAAATAGCCTATAAGAAAAGCCAGTGGTTAGAGAACATCTAGCCGCTGGCTTTTTTGTGTTATGCGATTATCCTTCTACAAGGTCTGCGATGGCTCCTATTGCTCCTATAAAGCTCATTTTGTATTTCTCCATTTATTTAACTGGCGTTAATAGAATTTTCGTGCCAATCGAAAGCTCGATATGGTAACCGTCTTTAATGGTAACATTCTGCTTTTCGCCAGCTTTTTCAAATTTCAGTACATCGCTCACATCGTTAGAATTTGCATCAGACACAACAAATACTGTCGCTTCTTTGTTTTGATTTTCAACTTCGTATGTGCCAGTCGGAACCATGTACCAGATATATTTATAACCGCTCTTGTTCGTTTCTTCTTTTCCATAATCGCCAAGAACTTCATCAACTAAAACAATAGAGCCGTTCTCTTCTACGGCTTCTTCCGAAGTAGCAGACGAACTTTCGGGTTCTGCCTTTACAGATGCCGCAACGGATGATGTTGGTTTTTCGCTTTCAGAGCCAGCCGCAGTATCTGTTTTGTTACGAGGACTTATCAAATCCATAATAAAAGCCAATACGAACATTGCCATAAGGATTTTGAACCACAGCCGCTTATAAGCTGGCTTTGGTGGTGTATTCTCTCCACCACACTGCGGACAAGTTTTAGCGGTAGCCGCTATCCTTGCGCCGCAGTGTTTGCACTTTACGAGTTTTGCCATTTTACAATGCCCCTTTCTTATGGTCAAGTATAGCACAGATTAGACCAGGAAAGGGGCCTTTTTGTATTTTTCGGAAAATTTGGAGACTTGCACAATCGGATGGGTTTCGTTTTGTGAAGATGGGGTAGGCCTTTTTTATTTTTTCGGTGGTGACAGGACTGACCGGGCGGGGCTGGGCGGCTGCTGTATACCCCGCCGGTGGAGACCATAGCCCCCAGTGCACCCGGACGGTCTGCGCACCACAGGCAGCAGGGCAGACCATGCCAAAAAACCAGGGCAGACCGACGCCCAGGCGTTGGAGTGCGTCCGAAACTGTGCAGATATGGACAGCACAATTTTGCCATTTTGTGCTAGAAAAATAAATCAGAAAAATCTTATATTTTTACTCAAAAGGTATTGACGTATAAGATATATCTGATATAATAGAATCAAGATAAGACATATCTGATAAACCACATCACGAAACACCAAAACAGGAGGACAAAAACCATGAAAACCACATTAAAAGACATCCGCCGCTATGTTACCACCAACGCCGCCGAGGACTTGACCAAAAAGCGCTTTGCAGAGATTGACGCAATCCGCGTTGCAGAATGCGGATTTGAGACCATCGCATACAGCACAGGCCTGTATGGCTGCACCGGCGTCCTGGTAAAGGGCAACACCACCGGCAAACTGTACGCCGTCACCGCCCGCACGTCTGCGCTGTTTCAGGTTATGTGATAGGGGGGTCAAACAATGATTACTCTTGACTTTTCCCAGTGGGCCGCCCTCTGGTACGTTGGCGGCATGATTTCCGGTGCGCTGGTTATGATCGCGTTTCTTAACAGCTAATAAGGAGGGGCAAAAATGACAATTGATATTTATAAGCCGGAGCTTGCGGCAGAGTATCGCGGCAACGTTAAAGCCGCTATTAACGCCGGTGCTTATAGTATATGGGACGCGGAACGCATTACCGGCGCTTTTAATTTTGGGCACGGTACACAGGCCGATTTTGAGCGACACAAAAAAGCAAATTCCGCCTTGCATCTTTTTATGGAGGTATAAAAAAATGACGTTGTTTGAAGAAAAGGTGAACGAATACCGCGAAAACAAGCGGCTTTTGGAAGAGCTTGAAGCAATGAACGAAAGCATTAAAGCTGATATTATCGGCATGATGCAGGGTGCGCCGGAAATGGCGCAAGGTACGGCAAAGGCTATCTATAAGGACGTTCAAAGTGTCCGGTTAGATAGCAAGCTTCTCAAGACGCTGCACCCGGATGTTTACGCCGAGTGCAGCAGCAAGACCACCTACAAGCGCTTCAGCGTGGTATAAAGGGGGTTATAACATGATTGACGAAAAAAGATTTAGCTGTGCACTTGCTGCACTCGATAAAGCCGGACAGCACCAAAAAACGGCAAAAGATAAAGCATATTATGACGGTATGCTGACCATGTTGCGTATAATCGTTTCTAACGGCTGGCAAGATGACATTTTTGTGCGCCGGAGCGACAGCGGATCACACTATATTTTCGACAAAACAGCCGAAGGGCGTATTTAAGGGGAGGCGCTGCACATGATATTTTCTTGTATCCTGTTCATCTTTTGGTTTTTCTCGGCACTGTTCAAGGCGTCCAAATAAGGACGCCGGAACACACTTATATAATATGGAGGGTTACACAATGACTAACACTAATAAGGGATATGACATCAATACAGGACTGTATACCACCCGTTACTACGCACGCAAGGCCGCAACCGGTGCAGACGTTGTTGTCAAGGTTTGCGGCGGCTATACCATCATGACGGCAACAGATTATAATGTTTGGCGCCGCCAGCGCTGACGCACTTTTATATTCAACCCCGCCCCAGTCCGGCGGGGTTTTTCTTTTGCCTTGCGCCTGCTGAGGGTGCAGGGCTTTTATTTTGCCTTGTTGCAATACAGCCACGCACAAGCGTTTACAGCGGCTTTTGCGCCATAAATGCAGTTATACCACCGCAACCCAAAAAGCGTTTACAGGATTTTGTAGGGGCGTTTCCGTTAATTTTACCCATTACAGCGCACACAGTATAGCAGCCACACAAGCCAGCTATGCACCGCCCGCGCCACGCTGGAGCGTATCACAGCACCGCAATGCCTCCAGCATATACCAGATACCACCGCCACGCCGGACGCTGTACAAGGCAGAGTAGTCGCCATATTATAATAAGGTATATAAGGGTGCAGCGGTGCGCCCTGTTATGAATCCATGCCCGGCGGTGCAGCATAGCGCAGACCATGCCAGCCCGGCGGGGCAGTCAAGCGGCAGGGGCGGCGCGGAACCGTTGACGGCTACCGCCGTATCTCTTTTCGGGCTTTCGCCCGATAGCTAATAGAGGTCAGCAATAGTCGCAGCGTTCCGGCTGGAATAGTCGTAACTTCTCCCGGCTGATAGTCGTGGAATAGTCGTAAAGTCGTCAGACGGCCAGTGTTTGAAAGTCCTATATATAGTATAATAACGAGCTATCCGCTGATAGTCGTAGAGTAATAGTCGTAGCGTTTTCTTGCGAGTTATCGTCAAATAGTCGTGTATTTTTTGTGTGAAATAGTCGTTCGCCTTTTAGGAGAATGGAGATGCGATAGTCGCTAAGCCGTCCGACATCCCACAAAATCAATAACTGTCAAGACACCTGTCAATTTTATTCTCAGACAGCCATACCAAATTCGTATACCAACAGTACTTATTATAATATACGCTTATATATCCTAGTAACTATCTGGGGATTATTCTGCTGAAATAGTCGTATCGTCAGATTTGGTCTATTCCCGCTCGATTTAATTCCCAGTAACGCACTATGGTATTCTAATCAATTCATAGCATTCTGCTAGGAATAGTCTATGCAACATTTGTACATATCAAACCGACTACAAAATAAAGTCAATTCTCCATGTGAAATAGTCGTGGAGTGTGATGGGTCAGACGCTGCTACTCTTTACAGGCTAGATGCTGTTACCGTTGAAGGTCACCCGGTCGGCGCGGTGCGCCGGACGATAGAGGGTGACGTAACGTAGAGGTCAAATAGACGGTATGCCTTTATTCAGCCAATAGAACCTGACGGTAAATGCCGGTCACGGTCTGGCCTGCTGGCTAACGGTATAGCTTTTGGAGATAGAGGGTTGTAGGGGGAAAGAACCTTTGCAAAGCATTTGGTTATCGTTTTCAGTTGTCGCAGTTGTCGCACCATTTTGGCGCGGGGGCCTCAAACAATTTATTTGTTTGAGGGGGGAGTTAGGGGGATTATAGGGGGTAATAGGGGTTGTAGGGGAAAGAGGGGGAAGAAAGGGGGGAAGATTGGATGTTTTTGCAATGTAACACCACTTTGCGCTGATAGTCGCAGCCGTTTTGTCTCATGCGCTTCGCTTTCGTCTCAATCTGCCCTGTGACTAGACGAATCTTTCTCAAATCCAGACCTTGCCGTTTTCCCCTGATAAATAACAAGAGAAAAAAGCACGGAATAGTCGCAGAGGGTAGTTTTACTACCTGACACCATTCCATGCTTTCTGATACAGTAGTTTTGTAGTCGTACGAGCTAAGATTAGATATTCTTGGCTTCTCTCGCCTTACGCAGACGCTCTGCCAGTGCTTCACGCTGCTCTTCGCTAATCTCACGAGTGACAGGCGGCCGGAACTTCACAAGACGTTTCGGCATCGAATAGGTCTTGGATTCCTTGCACCGCTTGGCAGACAGCTCCGCCATAAACTTGTATGTATCGGGGAACTGCTCACAGAGCTTGTCCAGTTTGCGAATGTAAACTGGGTCTGCCGTGTAGATTTCTGCGGTATCTTCCGCTGCGTTGAAGTTGATGATAGTCTCACGTTCGATGTTGGCAAGTGCCATAGTTGTTTTCTCCTTTGCGTTATTTCTGATTGATTTTCTTCTTGGGGCATGATTCAGGAAATTCATCGTAGCAAGCCCAGCATGGAATCGTTTTTCGACAAATCAGCCGTTCTTCCCTTTCAAGTTTTTCACGTTTTTCTCGCTCCTTGCGTTCTTTCTCGTGCCGTCTGTGTGCATTGGCAACGATTATATGAACAGCAGCCATGTTTGGAACCATAGTCTTTTCCTCCTGTATTTTGTGTAGTGAAAAATATTTATGGGGTTCAGACGGTAACTTTATCGCCCTGACCCTATTATCTGTTTTTCTTGCCTATTCTACTGTGGCGATTGGAGCGCAGAAGCGATGTTATATGCTTTTTTGTCCAATCTGCGCAATTCAAGCTTAGTCGGAAGCAAACCACGGCAAAAGTATGCACTCCCAAAAGGAGTTCCTTTTACTGGGCTATCCATGTGTTTTGGATTCATAAAATCTATTCTCTGGTCGAAACAAAGCATTTGAACGTCATTTTTGAAAATCTCAAATCTTGTTTTCCCTTGAATGCTATTTGCCGGAAGAAGTAATGCAAATGGTTTATTTAACTCGTATGCTCTACGAAGAACAGCGTCTTTTTTGCTAAACGGCGGATTTGAAGCAAGAATGTCCCATTTTTGAGGTTCGTAATCAAAAAAGTTCTGTCCATAGTCAATATGGCTATAAATCACTTTATTCCCATTGTTTTCCAAAACACTGACAAACGCAGACCATTCTTTGTCAAACGGACACCAAATAATCTTATTGTCTGGAATAAATTCTAAGAGAGGTCTTACGGCATACCTTGGCGTATACTGTTCATCTCCGTTTTTTGAACTGTCAGATTGTAAATATCCTATATTTTCTGCCACAAGTTATCACCTCACATCCATACGCATTCTTTGAACTGCTGGGTCTCCATCTGAAACGTGATGTCCAGTGACCCTACGTTGCCCTCTTTGTTCTTTTCAAGCGCAAAATGATAATGCGGCTCTGGCCGCTTTTTCGTGGTCACGTTCTGTGCCAGCAGAATGATTGCATCTGCGTCCTGTTCAATCTGTCCGCTCTCTCGCAGGTCTGCGGCAGTCGGTGGAATGCCTGTTCTTGCTGTCTCTCGATTGAGCTGTGCAAGAGCCACCACCAGCGTTCCTGTGGACTGTGCAAACTCGTGCAGCGCCATACTGATTTCCGTGACGGCACTGTATCGGTCTTTCGCTCCGGCTTGATGGATAAGCTGCAAATAGTCGATGAACACCACTTTTGCCTGCATCCTGATGGACTGCGTTCTAATCCATCCAACGCCCTTACCGGCAGCGGAGCGGACGTACAACGGATATTTCTTAATGGCTGCCAGTCGGTCAAGCTCGTCAATGCTGACAGTCTTGTTTTTGACTGTGTGTAGCGGTACGCCTAGCTGATTTGAGATAATGCGAGCATAGAGGGTATCAGGGTCTGTCTCTAGGCTGAAATACGCCACCTTACGTCCGCTTTTGGCTATTTCACAGGCAAGTTGCAGGGATAGAGCAGTTTTACCGGCAGACGGTCTGCCGCCGATCACAACGAAGTTGCCCAGCACAAGATGCAAGTTGTTGTCCAGCACTTTAAGCCCTGTGCTGATATACTCCGGCTTATCATCCAGCCTGCGGATGTAATTGTCTATGCCATCGCACATCGGGATGAAATCGCTTCCCTCGCTGTGCAGGTTGATAGCTTCGCCTAGCTGCTCATAGATGCCCGTCAAGTCTGCGTATCGGGTCGAGCCATCAACGATTTTGAAAGCAATTTCTCTGGCTCTTGACAATGCCGCCTGTTCCTTGACGACTCCAGCCCATCCAAGCATCATGTCATGGGTGACGTTGCGGATGAACTCTGCGCCAAAGGCATCTAGGCATTCGCCCATTGCTTTCTTGCAGTTATCGTACCGCCCCATGACTTCTACCGGGTTCCACTTGTCGTTGTGTTCCCAATAGCCAAGAATGGCAGCGAATGTATCACGCAATTCAGGGCAAAAATCGTCGATTTTAAGGTCTTGCAGCACATCGGCGTGTTCCGAGAACGTGAGGACTGCTCCCAGCAGGATGTATTGGGTCTGATTTTTAATATTCACCGCAGAAAGTCTCCCTCGTCAGGCAATTCAGCTATCGTCTGCTGATAGCCACCGTTCCAGTCCTTCACATTACGCATCCAGTTCCGTGCAGCAGCTTTCCAGTCTTTCATAGGCGACTTGCCGACTTTCCAGCCATTCGCCGTGAAGTGGTCAACAAACCGCTCTGCTTCCGATTCCATGTAGCCCTTCTCGGAAAAGTATTCTCTGGCTTGTTCGACAGTCGGTGCTTTGAAGCGTTTGACTTCGTTGGTATTTTTCTTTTCACATTTTTCTTTTTTATCAGATTCAGATACAGAATCAGATACAGATAAGCTACCATTCGTATCAGTTGGTATGTTTGGTATACCATTTATACCATTCGTATCCTGCGATACCATTGGTATGCTTTCGTATTTTTTATCGTTCCAACGCTTGTTTATATTTTTCTTGTTTGCTTCTCGTCTACGCTTATCACGTTCTTCCATCTTCTGCACGTTCATATCATCGAATGCCTTAACAACTTTCCAGAGCATCCGCATAGCACGGTCGTTGTCGTATGCTGGCTCAATTCTGGTCTCAACGTATTGTGCATAGTTGCGGATGAATGCTCCAAATTCCTCGTCTGTCAACTCGTCCATAGCATGAACGTGTTCCAGCAGAAGAATCATTGACGTTCTCGGCTTGTGTTCCTGCTCCATATTCAATCCTCTTTGTAGCGTTTGTTCCATGCTTCGATAAGGTCTTTTTTAACCTTTTCTTTATCAGCTTCGGAACAATCAGAGCTGTATAGCTTGCTTTCCATGAATACCCGGCACTTGCATCCATTCTTGCCGTTTCCTCTTGTTATAGACATCCAGCTTGTTAAATAGTCGCCTGCTTCGGCAATGGCAACTTTCCCGCCGCAGAACGGGCATCTCTTGAGTTCTGTCATTTTCTAAATCCCTCTCTTGTTCTTGTGATTCGCTTATGCGCCTTGACAGGCCTTGCGCCTTTGCCGTACGCTGGGCGAATATGTTTTGCCTTGATGTACCCACAAGGCGGCTTCGGCCCGAAGTCAAAAAGGCTCAAGTCCATAATGATGATGCCAAACTTCTTGTTCGTCATGCTTACTGCTCCTTACGCATACCATTTCGGTGCTTCGTTAAAGATTTCCACACCTTCTGTAAAGCCAAGCCTATCTAAGGTTTCGCACATAATGTCATCCATCACGCCATGCACACGCTCCTCATCGTCTCCGTATACTCTGTACGCTTCTCGCATGGAAGCCGTAAACGAGTCAATCATATCTTGCGTAATAACGATATTGTTTTCCATAAACTCTCCTATACCATCGGGAACGCCATCCAATGCGTCACCGTCACACCTTCCGGCAGTCTCTCGCCTATCTCGTCCCAGAACTGACCGTCTGCGTAACAGCCAAGAAAGTACGCTGTTGGCGAGAATCCTTGCAACATTTTTCCATCTTTATCGTGCCACGTTTTCTTAGTCGCAAGCAACAAAGGTTTCGTTCGTTCTTTCGGTGGTTCGCTTGCCGGATGCCATATCGTGCTATTCACTCAATCACCTTCCCATACACCATCCGGGCGCATTTTTGCAAATGCAAGCAGTCCGTACAGCGCACGCTTTGCATTGCCTTCTGTTGCGTGCCAGTAGTCGCTGTCGTCCACATCATCACCCAGTGCGGCAATGGCATTTTCCAACATCGGGATGCTCTCTGCTCCTGTTTTGCCATAGATGGAACGGATTCCATTCTCGCCAAACACTTCCGGTTGATAATAGAAGTGACCGTAATTATAGGTAACGTTGAGCCACAGTTCTTTCGTTCCGCCCATAGCGCGCATACCACCAGCGATAAAATGCGTACTATCCGCTTTGAGCGGTTTATGCGTTACAGGATCGCACAGTGAAATATCATAGCTCATTTTCTCATCCTTTCGCCAGCCATACAGCCAAAAATCCACCGCAAAAGGTAACGGCGTTGATAGCTGCCACCATTATCGCATGAATAATTGTTGAGCGTTCTGGATGCTTCCATGACCATTCAAGTGAAATGCTATCGGTCATATCCCAAAGAAACATTTCAAGAACCGTAATAAAGGATCCAACGAATAATGTTATAATTGACCCAAGAACAAATATGATAAGCGTATCTTTAGTTGTCATTTTCTCTTTTCTCCCATTCTTTGCACACATCTTCCGGGTCTGTAAAATCAGCTCTGCGCTCTGACAGACCGTTGTAGCAGACCCAAGAGAAGCTATCATGCCATTTACAGGTGGAGCAGGACTTGTCCACAGTTTGGCATAAAAGTTTCCCTTTGCTGTCCAGTAGAATGCCATTGCCCAGCCTGATTACATTACTTTCGCTCATCTTTCTTCTCCCATTCCTTGCATCCACGTTCATCCCACATGAAGTCTGCAACGTGTTCTGACTGGTCATTCACGTACTCTAGCCCTGCGTACCATTTGCAAGAGCCACAGGACGGCTCAGATTTGTTCTTGCAGGATTCTGCCGTGCATCGGATGGCCTTGCCAGCGGAGAACTGCTTGATGCCCATGCAAGAGCAGTGTTCGGTGGTGCAGTAGAAGTTCATTCTTCTGTCTCCTTCCATCCGATAAACTCGCATAAACCAACAGTGTTATTGTTGCAACGATAAATGAGGACTTTATCGCTGATTTTGAATTTGGCGATAAACCCAATTTTGCTTTCTTCCATTTCGTTTTCAAACATCCAATCAACAATGTCTTTGTCGATTCTGACATCGCCTTCGTCCGTCATAGTCGCAAAGCACTGTTTGCATCTGTAAAGAGCACACTTTTTCATTATATCTGCCCTCTCTTTCTCTTTCTGTTGGCATTGAATTGCCCGATCACGCGCTTATACTCCTCATAGCACTCCGGGCACAGGTCGCCTGTGTCCCTTCGCCACGCCCAGTCTTTGAAGTATTCGTCAGGGTTCATCATTCTACAGCCCTGTACCGCTCCGCAGCGGTCGCACACTCGCTTGTGGTAGATTCCTCTGTCAGTTTGCATTAGTCGTCCACCTCTCTGTACTCCACGTCAATCTCCTTCGGCAAAGTCGTCTGATACTTCTGGGCAAGCTGCTCTACGCTTTGGGCATCGCCCAACGGCTGTTCTGGCGGGGCAACGGTAACTTCCACGTTGTCACGCATACCGAAGTAGTTCTTTGCTCGGAAAATCCACTCTGCCGGATTCTCCTGACCGTACATACCGTTGTACGCCCACATGGACTGCATTTGCAGAATCAGCTTCAGGATGTACTTCTGCTGTAAGCTGTCGTCACGGCGTTTGCCTGTCATAATCTGTCTCAGGCTAGGCCATTCGATGCCAAGCACTAGTGCAATCCATTCCACCACAGGAGAGATTCTGGCTTCGATGCAAGCGTCAAAAAAGAAGTCAAGGCGTTGCTGCACTTCAATGGGGTTGTTCATATCCACGCTCGGAAGGTCGCCAAAATACTTTGCAGCAATCATGCCGATGACCTTCTTGTCCTCTTCATCACCGATTCTCGACTGCAAATCACCTGTATTCATCATCTTCGACTTCTCGATAGCCAACTCCTGCTGTTCTTTCACCTTTTTACTCACCTGTGAGCGTATAGATTTCCGCTTGTTAAGCATCTGTTGTTTCTTCTTCTCACGCTCTTTTTCACGTTTTTCGGCGGCTTGCTCTTTTGCCTTTTGCGCCCGCTTCTCACGCTTTTTCTTTTCAGCTTCGGTCAGCGGCGGTCTGCCACGACCACGCTTCGGGGGTGTTGCCATGTGTCAGACCTCCTTCGGTGGCTTTGGGAGTGGCATCCAATGTGTAACATTTTTGAATGGGAAGCACTCTCTTGCTTCACACCAACCACCGTTTGCATCATAATAGGCTACCCAGTCACCAGCTTTTTTGTCGTGAGCCAAAACATAATCGCTGGCAAAATCGTTTTTCGGAATATCAGGAAGTCTATCTTTAACACTAATCCATTCGTTCACGTTCTCACCTCTTCATCTTCGTTTCGATTTTACCCAGCTCGGTTGCAATCCACCAGATGGAGCAGCAGCTGTCCAACTGCCGCCACCAAGCGCACTTTTCTTTCTCGCAGACGCACCGACCAAGCGGATTGCTGGTTAGCTTCATCGGACAGTAAAATTCATTTTCCATTTCCATTGGTTACTCTCTCTCAATATGTACCTTAGCCCTTTGAACGTTTTCTGAACCGACAAAACTTTTGAACGAACCGTTTTTCAAATTTACAGCGTTATAAACCAGCGTAGTAAAATTTCCGCTTGCTACCGTAGTTGAAACATTCTCTGTTTTCATGTAAAGCTCCGAATGATGATAAAACGCTTCCGCAACATCAATGTCGCTAAACGGCATTGGAATATCATTTCTTGATTTAATTTCCATATTTACCTCCCAAGAAATACAAACGCCCACTTCATCCATTCTGGGATGTCTGCGGAAAACAAGCCCTTATACATAAAGATGGAAAGTATGATAGACGAGACTGCCGTGACTGCAATAAAAGCGATTACAACGCTTTGCAGAATCGCAAATTTTCTACGGCTTCTTTCCATCCTCTTTTCAATGTCATATCTGTTCATGTTTTTACCTCCACCCCATCACAACAGCCGTACAAACGACCAGACACACGTTGACGAACAGCCAGACGAGCATTGCCTGTCGTTTTTCAAACAGGCTGTTCGTCATGTTCTTGATTGTCCGTTCAGACTGAACCACTACCGCCAGCAGGACTAAGCAGACCAGCCAGCGGGTTACAAATTCAAACATACTAATCCCTCACTGTTACATCGCAACTTATGCATCTCATTGTTTCGCCACAAATCGGGCATTTTGGACTTTCTGGATTCTTTTTCATCACTTCCGTTGCGAATCGAGGGTCTGTAATCTGCGTTTCAGTCCAACACGAATCGCACTTAAACTTTACACTTGTCACGCACCGTTTCTGCGGTCGCATCCAGAAAGCGTCTTGAATTTCCTTTTGTGTCAAAAACGCAATCGTTTCTTCATGGTTCAACAGTGCCATTGTTATCCTCCATCAAATCGTACCGATGCTCTGATAACCTTGCAGCGTCCTGCAACCGTGCGATTGCAAGCTGTTCCTTGTCCATTAGCTCCACCTTTCTCTCAGCTCTCCGCATCTTCAAGAAATGCAATTGCGTTTTCTACTCTCAAAGATGCAGATTCGAGCATATCAACTGCGTTCTTTGAGATTTCGTATTCAGCCATATTACGCATAGACTTCTGAATTTTTATAAAAGCAGAAGATTCTTCACCGTATAGTGCATCAATCTGCATCTTCAACTGGCTAAGCGAGTCTGCGATTTCGTGGATATGCTTTCTTCTGCGCTTATTCATCTGACTGCTCCTTTGCTTCAAGGCGAGAGAGCCAGCGGACTTCCTTTTCGTACTGCATTTTCCGCATCCGATCAAAGGCTGCATCGTCAATGTCCAACGCAATAATGCAGTTCACAACGTCTGCGTACTCTTCTTCAAATGCGCTCCGGCACTCTTCAACGCTCTTCGGTGTCGGGTTCGTGCCATCCAGCGCACGGCGCAGCTCCAATGCAGCCTGTGCCAGTTCGGACGCTTCTTCTGCCAACTGCGCCAAGATTTCGGTCTCGGGCAGAATGTCTGAAATTTTCCTTTGCATATCTCTACCTCTTTCAGTAGTATTCGATTTCAACCATTGAAGTGGATACAAGCTCAAATCGACCGTCTCCCAGAGGTATTTGGAGTAGTTTGTAATCTCTTGCACTAGAGATCGGAATCAGCTCGTTAAAGCTTTCCACCGTAATGGTGTACTTTGGATGCCGTGCGCTACCGTAACCTACTTTTTCAATTTCCGGGGAATAAACTGTAACATGGTAGCAAGGGTGGTCAGCGGTTTCAGTTTTAGTTTCAGCATCAGCAGATGTTGAACCACAGGATGTAAATAACAGTGTGAGTGACAGTGCCAGAATTGTAATCATAAGACAGATAAAACGATGCTTTCTCACTTCTGTTCTCCTTTCAGCCAGTCGTTGAGTGCAGCCATGCAAGAGGGGCAAAGGTCATAGTCGCTGTTACGCCAGTCAACAGTGCCACAGTTGCTCATGTGGATTGTTTGTATATGGTTGCTGACAGAATTCGGATTGATGTAAGGCTTTTGCATTTTTTCCTCAATCTCATCCCATTCTTCCTCTGCTTCTTCAACCATTCTCTCTGCGCCGTCGTGTTCTTTGAAAATCTCGCCGCAACGATCACATTTGAAAACTCTGCTCATTTTCTTTCTCCAGTCTCTTTAGCAGTGCATCCACGTCATACCGCCAATGGACACGCAGCCTTTTTGCTTTGACCTCTATCCCCTCTTGCTCTGCCCACTGCCAAGGGATGCTCTTGCGGCTCTCGTTGTAGTGGAACGCCAGAACCTTGTTGGCGGGGATTGCAAAGGTGCGGTTGATCGCCCTGTAATTGACTATCACATGGGCGGTCTGACCGCTGTACCCCATCGCTTCCACCATGTCCGTGATGTGCTTTTCCTTGCGGTATTTGCACTTTGCCTTGTCGTACTTGCCGAACACCTTTTCCAGAGGGATAGAGGGCGTTTCAATGGTTTTCAGCTCAAACAGGTGGTTCATCGGGTAACGGTACACAAGGAAGTCACAGATGTTGTCGATGGAGAATGACAGGTTCTCGTTGCCGCCATAATATGTGGCAGCACTGTCTTTCAGGCGGTAGCACCACGCATCGGGTGGAACGGATGCTTTGAAGTCCGCTTCAAACTGCTTGCCGGTGTTCATTCGTTGTCTTTTGGTTGTTTGGGGAGTGGCATCCAGAACGGCATAATGTCAGGAAACGACACCGCAACGGTCATTTTCACAACTTCTGCGCGTTTCGTATTGCTATACCAAACCAAAATGTTCCCCCTCGAATCTCCATCCAATTTGTGAGGTGGATTTTTTACTATATCTCTCCATTCGTTCATCCTTGTTCACCTCTAAATTCACTTCCGAGAAACCGCTTCTTGCCGCGTTCCCGGTGCTTATCCTCGTAGTTGCGGTGGTACACGCTCTGGCTGTGGTTCAACTCATGCACGAATGCCTTGCGATCCTCAAAGTCTTTCTTCTCTGTCTTGTACTTCTCGCAAGTGTCGTGGCAAGCTGTGTGGCGTGATTTGCAGTTGAGACAACAGGTAATCATCTTCCAAACGCCCGTCCAGCCAGATAGCGCAGCTCTTATATAAGGTAGGCGGTTTGCCTTTTGTTCCGGTAGCGTAACCGTTAGTCAAAAGGGAGATCAGAACTGTCGTCAATCACAAAGAAGTCATCCGTGTTGCCCTGAGAGTAGTTCTGCGGTGCATCCTGCGCCTTGTCGGAGGACTTGCCGTCAGACTTTCCACCGCAGAAATCAACTTTGTTTGCCATGATTTCCGTTGCAGTGCGGTTGTTTCCCTGCTTGTCGATATATTTCCGGGTCTGGATGCTACCAGTCACCAGAATTAGGCTACCCTTCTGGAACCACTTGGAAACGAACAGTGCCGTATTACCAAATGCGGTGCAGTTGAAGAAGTCGGTTTCCTTCTGACCGCCGCTCTGACGGTCGCAAGCAATGCTGAACGTGCAAACATCCTTGCCAGACTTCGTGACCTTAGCTTCGGGCGTGTGAACCAAACGCCCCTGAATTGCGATAGAGTTAAGCATTGTTTAGCCCTCCTTCGGCTGTTTCTGAGCGCATTCCCAACACAGGACGCGCCCAAAGCGTTTCTTCGTGCTTCTTGCGGTTTCCAGCGGCGATACGGTGCGGTTGTTGTACTGAATAGGCTGCAACTGTTTTCCGCAGCAAGCGCATGGTGGGATGGTTTCCGCTTCCGTTTGCTTCTGCGCAGGCTTGCTTGCCCTGCTTGCGGTCTGTTTTTGATACTCGTCCGTGTCGGCATCCTTCGTATCGTCAATGCAGAACAGACCGTTCAAAGCGTACTTTCTGGCGTAGCTACTTGCTGTGCCGGTAATCTGCGAATCATCCATGCCCTTCTTAAACTCAGGCTCACGAGCGTATGCAGTCACCGTGTAAGTGGCACCATCCTGCGATTCAATTGTTGCAGTGGCTTCGATGTAGTGCCAACTGTCAACGATAACAGGCTTGTCGGAAAGCCGTAGCACAAGGCCATGCGCTTTTAAGATGGGCTTGACCGCTTCGAGAATGTCCTCGCACGAGCGGTACTTGTAGCCGCCAAATTTGTTCATCTGCCCCTTCGGGGCTTTCAGCTCTGACTGAACAGCCATCAGAGCTTCATGGATTTTGCTGTTGTCCATACGTTTCCTTTCTTTGGCTTCATTAGGCTTCATTGTTCTTACTTCGGCTTAACTTGGCTATATAAAATCAACCAGCCATCAGGTCTGCCAACTGTGCACGGAGGTCTTTCAGCTCTGCTTCCCTGCCCTCAATCTCAGACTGCAAGTCCTCGATCTCAGCCAGCCGGTCAGCTTCTTTGGCTTCTGCTTCCTGCTCACGGGTTAGGAAATACACGCCATCATCCGGCTCTGTCACGCCACCGAATCTGTCAAGGTTAATCATCTTTGGGTCTCCCTCTCTTGCGTTCCTCTTTGATTTGCAACGCACTGTGCCACTGGTCTTTGTCAATTTCGATGGTAGACCACCGGTAGTTACATACAAGGCACTTTTTTCTGCGAACGATGCTGTCGGGGGCAGACCGGCTGTCAACCGTTGTAATGTTGTCACTACCGCACATCGGGCATTTCATCGTGCATCCCTCCACTCGTTGGTGTGGTGAGGAATGCGTTTTACTTTGCGATTTTCCCGTTCGATACGTTCATTTTCAGAGCTGACCCCAATGGCGCATAAGACGAGTGCTGCGGCGAGGAAACTACACGAAAGGAAAACGTATCCAAACATTGCTACTGTGCTCTGACTTTTCTGAATTGCATCGCCGCATCCTACTGAAAAGATCGCTAACGCGATTCCAAGCGTACAAAGGACATTAGCTTTCAGGCTTTTCACTCTTATTACCTCCAAAACTCAGTATCCATGCCGTAGCCATCGCCACAGATACCGTGATGATTCCACGGGCAGCTGATGCTCCTACCAGAATTCCGATGTGACGCACCATCCAGAAGTTCAGCAGAAATACCGCCAAAACCACTGCCAGTGCTATGCCCCACATCAGGGCAACTTCAATAAACGCTTTCATCTTGTCTCCTTTCATTTTTTGCCATTGCAAATTACGGCTATACCATGCTTTGCCGTTGCTTTTCGATAAATTGCTTTGCCTTTGCTTTTCTGCTCCTAGCTACTCAATGCCTTAGCCTATCGTTTCTATTCTTTTCCGTTGCCTTTGCGTTTCTATGCTCCGCTCCGCCTTTGCTTATCAAAGCTACGCCTTGCATCCATAGCCTTTGCTTCGCCGCTCATATCGGTTCCATGCAATTCCATTGCTCGTCTGAGCATTGTTCCGCCATGCCTTTGCAAGTCTCGTCAAATCAGCGCATCGCCATTGCCTCTCTTCATACTTCGCTTCGCATCGCCCTCGCTACAGATTGCCTTTCAATGCTATTCCTTTGCAGCTCCTAGCGTTTCCTTGCCTTGCCTTTGCCACTCGGCTCGAAGCCTCGCCCTGCCTTTGCTCTGCCTCTCTTTACCTCACGACGCTATGCCATTGCTTCGCTTCGCCATGCTTCGCCTTTGCCGTGCATCGCGACGCACGGCCAATCGAACCTCAGCCTTGCCTCCGCGAATCAGGGCCGTCAATGCCATGCCGTTGCGCTCAGTCCTTCACCTCATAAGCGATGTAAGTAAAACGGCCCTTTCCGCTGTTTCTCCACTGGCCGATGCCACGCAGAGCGCCGTAGTCCAGCCATTCACGCACGACCTTCTCATGAGAATCATCCAGAAGAACGATTTCAAACTCGCAGGTCGAACCAGCGGGAATCTGCTCGCTGTTGGCAAGACTGACGCGCTCGCCCTGCGCTGTCTGTGCGCGGAGCGGGCGCTGGCACTCGGTAATCTCGCCGTTCACATGAATGGGAATCATGCGGGGCTGAACGAAAATCAACCCATCAATGACCTTCTTGTAGGCCGTCAGCTTGCCGCTTTCGTTCACGGCCTTCTTCTTGCCAGTTTCGGTCTTGCCGCCGATACGACCCAGCATACCGCAGGAATCCTTGAAGAAACCTTTAATCTGGTAGTCATACAAGATAGGCTCACCGTTTTCGTTGCGAGGAAACACCGTCATGCCCTTATCTGCCACAGCATCAGCGCCCAGAGCAGCAACTTCGTCCTCGATGGTGTTTGCATCAGGGGACTTGCTGGCGATGAACTCTCGCGCGATGTTCTGATTGCTAGGCCATGTGCCGAGAACCGCTTCGGTGAATGTGATTCTGACTTTGATTTTTTTCATTTTTGTTCACTCTTTCTTTCTCGATATGCTCCAGTCTTAAAGGTTCACGCTTTTGCCAGCGCTTCTGCCACGGGCTGCTTTTGTTGAAGTTGCTTATTGCCCTCTTCATCGTTTGCCATCCTTCGCTTGCGTTGGATGTGTTCCAGCCGTTCTTTCTCCCGGCTGCGCCAGCGGATTTCCCGCTTGCCGTAGTATTTACCGTTCATCAGGAGCCTTCACCTTTCCCTGTGCAAGTAAAGTACTGTAATGGCCGTAGCTCATGCCATATCGTTTTGCGGCATCGTTCATCTGTCGCACGGTATACTTTGGAGGCTCGCGCTTTTGAGGTCTCGCACGTTCTGGCTCCTGCACATCCCAAGTAATTTTGAACTCACCAGATGCTTTTAACTCATTCAGCTCTTTTTGCTTTTTGGCTTTGTACTTTTTGGTCAAAGCCTTGTTTGCATCTGCTGCGCATTCAGGGTGATACTTCTGAGACCAGACCTTCCGAACCATTGGCTTCTTGCACCAAGCGCATAAAGCCGGTTCCGGCTTAGCCTTGATCCCTTTCTTTATAAGAGCCTGCCGTTCTCTGCGAACAATGATTTTACATTCTTCACAGTATTTCTTGCACGGATTTACAAAGCCAAGAAAGACACCGCAGCGCTCACAGTACTTTTCTTCCACGCTGCATCTCCTCTTTCAGTCTGGCTTCCCGATTGTGGCGCTCAAAGCACTGATTGATGGTCTTCTCCATCCAAAGCACCTTGTTGGCATCGTTTCGGGATACGCCAGTAGCCATTGCCAGCTTCAGTCTGCGTTTGCGGCTTTGCGCCTTGCGAAATTTCGTCACCAGCACTCACCAGCCTTTTTAATGATGAACGCGGGCACGTTTCTGCCGGTAGCCCGACACAGGCAGACACACTTGGCAACCCAAGTATCAAAAGAAGCAGAAGGGATGCAGCACGTTGCATTTCGCTTAAAACTTTCATCATCCGGTTTACTAAGCCAAATAGAAACCGCCTTGTAGCAGTACGCTTCCGTGACTCTGCACCATTCAATGCTGTACCCATCCAAGCACAACTGCTCCATAATCTTCATTGCCAGATGCTTCGCTTCGGCAATTTCATCTTCTGCCCACTTGAGCTTGTCTGCTTCGTAGACCTTGACCGCTTCGTCAATGGCAAACTTCGCATCGTCCGGGTGCTCAAGGTCTACCTTCAATGTCAAAATCTGTTCCATGTTCAGCCCTCCTTCTGCTCAATATCCAGAATCTTGCAGATGCTCTGAATAATCTTCTCCGGCTTTCGCTCACCGCGAAGAATCTTGTAGAGGTACGAATCATCAAGGAACAATCCAGTATCGCTTTGAACCGCCTGAATCAGCTCCGTTTGCTTCATACCTCGCTGCAACAGCTTCATCTTCACTTCCAGCTCAAAGCCAGAACGGAAGTTTTCTTTCAAAATTCCACCTCCATTTGCTAAAATCTATTGACAAGTACGGAAAGCTGTACTAATATAAGGGTGTAGAGAGTTTATATTGTACAGTGTTCTGTACTGCCCATGTCTGTATTATAGTACAGGCATCTGTACAAGTCAACTCTTTTGTACAAAATTCTGTGCATTTGTATACTTGCACAAATATGGGAGTGTTCTTATGTCGGACTTGTACAGCAACATCCACGCACTCTGCGAAAAAGAGGGCATCAAAGACGGAACCCTTTGCGGCAACATTGGGATTCGCCGCAGTTTTCTTTCCGAATTGAAAGCTGGAAGAACCAAAAGCCTGTCCACAGAGGTTCTTTCTAAAATTGCGTCTTACTTCAACGTATCGGTAGACTACCTTCTCACTGGCGTACAAAAAGAAAACCCGCCCCAGCAGCCGCAAAGTGAAGTCGATGCAGCAGTGGAGCGGATTAGAAAAAAGCTTGAATCTATGCCGACAGCGCAGCGTGAAGCGCTGATGAACCTGATCGAGAAGATGTGAGGTAAGCCCGTGTATTACTTGTTGTGCGGCTGTGCCTTCTGCTTCTGGTTTATGCAGGCCTTGTTAAAAAGCAATGACCGTGTACTATATGGCAACAGCAGAAAATATCGTTACCGTAGAAACCGAAAAAAGAAATGGTTCTGACCCGGTAAAATAAAAACCCCTTGTGCCGGGCTGGTGTAGCTCTGCGCAAGGGGTTTTCTGTTATTCTAGGCCTAAGGCTTGCTCCGCTGCCGGAATCTTATCAGGGTGTTCCAACAGCCATGCGATAAACCTGTCAATCTTAGCTCTTTCTTGTTCGCTCATTGTGGCATATCCTCCCGATCAGTAGATACGATTGTTCATTTGATATGATTATACATCTTTCAGTTGTATAGTCAATACAATTTTAACAACTTCGTAAAAATCGAATGTTTTCTTCACATCCGTTACTTTACATCGGGGAAGCCACGAGCGTTCAAGTCAAAAGGGACAACGCCTATCCATCTTTCCTCCAATCACAGCTCTACGAGCTGCCCGTCAATGCGTTCGATGCTATCTCCCGGGTCGCGCCCATCGTCTAAGGCGGCTACGGCACGTTCCAGGATGCCTTTTGCTTCGAGGTAAGCATCTTTATCAGCTTCGTATCCAGAAAGGCTCAGGACAAGCTCCAGCGTCCGTCTGCGGGCGTATGGGACAATCAGTGCATCTACAGTTCGGTTCATTAGCTTTCCTCCCATGGTTCAGGTGTGTGTGGCTGCCCATCGGTAACGCTGGCGGGCATTCCGTCGATGATCGGCATACGTTCATGGTTCCAAATTGCAGTTTCTTTCATTTTGTGTTTCCTTTCTATTTGGAATTTTTTGACAATATAGTTATAACACAGGCTGCTGTTGGTTCTCCATAGCAGCTTTTTCCATTTTTTGGCTTGTCGAATCCGGCAGTTTTGCAGAATTTTGTTGAAAGGGCGTGAATTTATGGATGAATATTTAGTAAGAACGGCCAAAGCATTAGAGATGGCACGGATGCACTCTGGTCTAAGCCAGCAGAAGCTGGCGGCACGGATGGGCATAAATCGTGGCACGGTCGCCAATTGGGAGCAAGGCCTGGCAGCTATTTCCCTGCCAACGGCTATGCGCTGGTTTACCTGCTGTGGTGTATCGGCGGCTCGATACATGGACGCTTGCATTTACCCGGGGCTGCTGGAGCATTTGGAAGATGACCTTCCTAGTCTGGAGAAGCGGCAGATTCTCATAGATGCTATGATGGAATGTTCTTCCTACGAAATAGATGCCTTGTTGTACATCCGGTACGGAGATCACGGATCAGACCATATGGGTGTGCTGACGGAGGTTCTGGCAAACCTCCACACACCGTTGAAGGACAGGGTCTCTGTTTGCCGGATGGTATCGGGCAACTATGAGATAGCGCAGGCTACCGGAACAGACCCAGACCCGAATGGAACCGCCCCGAAGATGGAAATACTCTATCAGGCGCAGGACGCTGGAACAGAAGCTGCCATGAGGTCCAATGATTCTTATACCGTGAATCCAAATAATATAACTGGCTGATTGTCGAATTATCGCAGTTTTTGAAGAACATTTTGTCCACTTTTTGTACACCTATCGGGCAAATTTACCTTGTCAATCCGTCCCCCATAGGCTGTAAATCGACAACATTCGCGCGGAATAAATAACGGATTATCGTGAATATATAGCTTGCAATTAAGCAACTCGTCAATCCGTCCCCCATAACACCGGTTCAAAAGTTTTTTATCCACTTTTTGTATACGTTAGATAAGACTAATCATAGCCGGAAAGACTTTATTCAGCAAATGGGAAGTTGAGTTATCAACAAGCTGGAATGGAAAAGCAAAGAAATTGTTGAAAATTATCGTCATCGCCTATTTAACGATGATATTTAACCTCTTGTTTATTTCTTGTTTAATATATAATAGGTAGATGGGGGACGAAATGACAAAGCATGGGGGACGTTTTGACAAGTCATGGGGGACGTTTTGACAAGTCATGGGGGACAAAAAGACAAGTCACGGGGGACAGAATGTATTGACTTGTCCCCCTACCTGTGATATACTGATTTTAGCCTAGAAAAGGAGGCGAACAGATGCCAAAAATATCTGACAACAACCTTGTTGAAAAAAGCAAATCTCTTGTGTGGGCAAAGTTCAGGGACTACACGGCAGGTGAGCTTCGGTTGCTAGAGGTTTACTTGTCAAGAATAAATCCGAGAGACCCAAACAGCAGCCGTGTGGAGTTCTCGTTGGCGGAATATAGGGAGCTTCTTGGGCTGAAAAGCCTTGATGCACGAAGGATTGAGCCGCAGATCAAGCACTTTCTAGGTAATACAGTGTCGATTCCCATTGACAAAGAGAAGGGCACGTTTGAGAGCTTTGTCCTTTTCACAAGGGCAAAACTGGACTATGTACCCGAAACGAGGTCTTATGTTGTGGCAATCACTTGCAACCCTGACCTTCGCCCCATCTTTTTTGATATTGCCGAAAGCGGCTATGTTCGGTATCGGCTGCGTTACACGTCACGGATGAAATCACAATACAGCATTCTGCTTTACTCGATTCTTCGTGACTGGCTGAACATGGACAGCAAACCGCATGAAATCAGTCTGAAGAAGTTGAGAGAGCAGCTCGGAGCAATGGAAGCCAGCTACGATGTTTATAAGAACCTTCGCAAGCGAGTGCTTGACGTTGCAGTGGATGAAATCAATGCTGTGTCTGACATTGTGGTGACCTATGAACCAGTTCTTGTGGCACGAAAGGCTGTGGCAGTCAAGTTTAAGCCCAAAATTAAGGCGTATGAGACGCTGATTGAAGCTCAGGCAAGCGAAGTATCGGCTGAACCTCAAAAAGCCGCCAGAAAGCCCCGCAGAAGCGGATACGAGCATTTTGACTGGTCTGTGTGTGACGAGTTTGAAAAGCAAGACTGCATTGACGTGGCAAAAGTGGTTGAGAAGTGGATGAAGAAAGAGCATCCAGAAATCAAGCTACCAAGACGCAGAGAAGCGGTTTACGATACAGTGAAGGCAGCGTATAAGGACATCCTATCTTTGAACAGAACGCCGTTTCCCGACAGACCTGTTGGCTATCTGATTAGAAGCGTAGACAAAGCGGGTATCGTAGACAAGTATATGCCAGCGTTTTATTCCATTGAAGCGTTGCAAAAGTAGTCAGATGTAGCACATTGAGCAGATGATGCAGAAAGGAGAAAGAATGGAATGGATTAGTATGAAAGACAGGCTACCAGAAGAACCGGGAACGTATCTTGTGTCTTGCGTTTCTAATGGGCCTTATTTCTGTGGAACGCATACGATTACGGCTCAATGGAATGGGAAATGTTGGTGGAGGACAAAATATCAGAAATTCACCCATTGGATGCCGATGCCAGAACCAGTGAAAGAATAAAGAAAGAGTGATAAAATGGCAAAAATTATAGCTGTCGCCAACCAGAAAGGCGGCACAGGAAAGACTACCACAAGCACCTGTCTGGCTGGTGCGTTACAGTTGCTTGGCAAGAAGGTGTTGCTGGTGGACTGCGATGCCCAGTGCAACGCAACGGACACCTACGGCGCACAGACAGAGAACGTGTGTACTCTGTTCGATGTAATGACCCGGCAGGGTACGGTAGAGGAAGGAATCCAGCACTGTGAAGCTGGTGACATTCTGCCGTCAGACAACGCATTGAAGGACATTGACGAGCAGCTTGTCCGAGACATTGGTAAGAACTTCCGGCTGCGTGAAGCGCTGGAATCCGTGTCTGCACAGTACGATTACATCGTTCTTGACACTCCTCCGCAGCTTGGTCTTGCGCTTGTAAACGCTCTGATCGCCGCCAACAGCATCATCGTTCCCATCACAGCAGACCGCTACGCACTGGCTGGTTTGAGCCAGCTTTCGCAGACCATTGTCGATGTTCGCAGATACTTCAACCCGACTTTGAAGATTGAAGGTCTGCTTCTGAACCAGTACAAGAGCCGTGAGAACCTGTCCAAAGAGGTCGTGGAGCAGCTTCCTGTGATTGCACAGAGCATGGGGACAATGCTGTTAAACGTGAAGATTAGGCCGTCTATGGGCGTTCGAAAGGCGCAGGCAGAGCGGCACAGCCTGTTTAACGGTGACACGGCAAAAAGTACCAGCGCAGAGGATTTCAAGGCGTTGGCGAAGATGATTGTAGAGGGAAAATAAAAATGGCTAAAAAGAAAACTGAGAATGTTGTGCGTCCAATTGCACATTGGGAACAAGCAAATTACAGCTATGTGGACTTAGACAACGGCGGCGTACGGGTAAAAGTGGCCGGTATTGGTTGCTCAAACTGCATGGCGAAGTTTAGGAAAAATTTTATGTGGGCAATCAATTTCTGCCCTAATTGTGGAGCTCGAATGGAGGCTGTAGAGGAATGAAGTCAACCAGCAAAAAAACATCCGGCTTGTTGGGAGGGTTTGACTTCCAGCCTGTTTTTTCGGAACAGACATTAAGCCGAAGTGAGCCAAAGGAAGAAGAAGTAAGCCAAACGAAGCCGAATAATGCCGAACAAGCACAGATTAAGCCCAGTGAAGCCACAGACAGCCATGCACAGCCGAGTGAAGCAGAATTAAGCAGTATTAAGCCGAAGCAAGCCAAAGACAGAGAAACACAGCCAAACAATGCCGTAGTAAGTGAAAGTAAGCCGAAGAAGCTGAAACAGGCGAAAGAAGTTCAACGTCTTATCGAACAGGGCGATATTCCCGGTGCACTAGCAGAAGCTGGCTTGAAAAAGAAAAAAATCCCGATGCCGGAATCGCATCAGGGCGTTGCAAGCGGTGACGGCAAGCGTTCTAAGCGCATTACCATCCTTATGAGCGAGGAGGAACGCAAGTACATCAACCGTGAAGCCAGACGACACGGAATGACAATTGGACAGTTCGTGTACGCTTTGGCTGCTGCGGCGGCAGAAGGTAAGATTGAACTGGAGGATTTCTTGGAGGATTGATGTAGATTTGGATAAATTAAACAGAAGATTGCTGAAAGAAAAGAAGAAAGAACACAAGACCACAAAATACTATCATTACAAGGATATGGACATTAAAACACCTTATTGGTTTCTATATCCGCTTCTTGTCGTTATCTATTGGGTCGAAAGATTATGTGTTACCGCCGAGAAGGTTCGCCGTAAAAAGTTGAACAAGTGGAGCGACAAGCGAACCGAACGTATTTTAAGGCACGCATTCCCGAAAGCGTGTACAGTGAATACTTCGGATAATAGCTTTTACATCACTTGCCGAGATAATGCGTATCTTCTTCACTGGTCGGTTTGGAGTAAGCCATGGGACTGGTATTACTGCAACCTCTACAACGTTGATATTCTGAACTATCTCGCATGGAACTTTGAAATGCCTGGATATGTAAAAACAGTCGAAGAAGAAGAAAGCTATCCCAATAACTGGATTACTGTTATATTCAAAAAAGATAACAGTTAAAATCAAACAACCCCCTGCAAAGCCGATAAAGCCATGCAGGGGGTTGTTTTTATTTATCTGTCACGCAGTCCCAGTAGGCATACGCCTTGCCGTCCACAGCGTCCGTGTCATCAAGGAACGCTTTTGCCATGTCAGCGTAGAAGCCCGGAGTGTCAACGGACTGGCGTTTTGCCACCTGACAATAATCCGAGTACATCATGTTCATGACAGCCCAGAAATCATTCGGGTCACAGGTGATATTCCGCTGTTTGGCAACGTCCTGTGTCTGTTCCAGCGTCCAGTGGCAGCCCTTTGTGCCGTCAGCATTCACCATGCTGTCGCACCATTCCTCCGCTTCATCGTGGGTGAGGTGCTTGCGCGGCATCTTGATGGAACGGCTGTCCGCACCGCCATGCTCATACTGCCCAGACCGCTTGTCCCAGTCTCCGTTCTGCGAGAAGCCAATTTGCGGCATCTTGCGCCCATACTCTACGTCAGGGTAGCGGGGGATAGGGTAGGGGTCAATGTAGCGGTTCTCCTCCTGCGGATAGTAAGGGTAACGGTCGTTGCCATCTTCCAGCTTGCGCAGACGGCGTTCTAGCTCACGCTCCCTGCGGTCACGCTCTTCCTCAAGGCGGTCACGCTCCGGCTCGCGGTCTTTGTCGTGGTCGCGGAGCATCATCATGCGGCGAAAATTAGTCTTGCCCATAATCTAACACCTCCTCAAGAAATAGACGCAGGCGCACCGGCGTGGGAGCGGCAGAAGCAGCCAAGATACTTAAACGTGCCGGTGCCGGTTGCAGACGTTGCCACACGAGTAGCATAGCGGGTGCGGGTGTGGATGCTCTCGGCGGTCGCCTGAGCGCAGTTGCAGTCGGTCAGAGGGTATGCGGTCGTGCCTGCACCTATGGTAATGACCACAGGGGCGTTGATGGTGGTCGTGTCCGGCAAGCTCTGGGCAACAACAATGCAATATTTTTCGCCCGCTGCGTAAGACCCGGCAGGGATGTTAATGGTCAGCGTGTCGTTGGCGAACGTGACTGCCTGGCTGATGACCAAGTGCGGGCAGAGTTTGCAGCTTGTTTTGCAAGCCATAGTGTTTTCCTCCTATAAAATCAGGGGCAGAGGTGTCTTACCCCTGCCCCGATGGTTCACCCGGTGTTATCGGGGAGTGTGTAGGTTAGCAGCCGCAGCAGCAGTTCACGCCCACGTTAGGGTTTGCCACCTGATAAGCGGGAATCGGACGAGGATTGACCCGATTAAGGATGGTATCGGTCTGCTGGGACATCACAGTGGTCAGAAGCGCATTCTGACGATCCTGAGAAGCGGCGAACTTCAGGTTCTGATTCTCAGCGGTCAGAGTGGCAATCTTATCCTGCGTGAAGTAGTCCATCATGCTGCGGAAATTGGCGTTGCAGTTGTCCACGATGGCACGGGCGTTGTCTGCGATAGCCTGACGGGTAGCGCAGTCCTGCTGTGCAATGGTGTACTTCAGGTCGCCGATGAGCTGCTTGTTCTCGCAGCAGCAAGATGCCAGCTGCGTGGAAAGTGCGGTCTGACCCGCCTGCCGTGCGTTGCCCTCCTGCATGATGGCGAGGCTGATGGCGTTGTCGCCGTTGGACACGCTGCGTTCCAGACCGTTCACGAGCTGTGCGTTCTGGTAGCCGAGCTGACAGATGGCGCTATTCACGCCCGCAAAGCCGTTTGCGATGTTGGCGTTCACGCCGTTCATCTGCACCAGCTGGTCATAGCCCAGAGAGCAGATGCCGCTTTGGATGCCAGCCAGAGAACGGGAAGTGTCCTGCTGGTAGAAGCCCTCCGACAGCGCCGCACGAGTATCTGCACCGCCCTGACCGGTTGCGCCAGTGCCGACCAGATAGGGGATGTAGCTGTTCATGCCGTTGTCACCACCGTTTCGACCGTAGCCGTTTGTACCCCAGCCGAAGATGATGGCGAGGATAATAACCGCCCACAGGCCTTCGTTGCCGAAGAAGCCGCCGTTGTTATTACCGCCGTCCTGCCCAGCCAGATAGCCAGTTGCAAAATCGTCCATAACAAAACTCCTTTCAGTTTTGCGTTATGCTATCCCACCGCCGTGTGCGGTGGGCGAAGCCAAATAAAAGCGGTTTTTATCAAGTCCGCAAAACTGAGAAGCGTTTCGCTTAGAGGGATGCGTTATCGGGGCAGCGTCAGGTTCAGGACGCTTGCCAGCTGGTTCAGGTCAATGCCACGCTCTTTGGCGAGGTTCTGTGCCATCATCCTGAGCTGCGTTTCGTTCTTGCCCTGAATCAAGTTCAAACCCTGCATGATGGGGGCATTCTGCCCGCTTAACTGCTGGATAAGCCCCATAGGGTTCTGCCCGGCACGAGCAAGGTTTGCAAGCTGCATGATGGGGCTGTGCGTAATCACATCAAACGGAGAGGACATTGTTATTCTCCTTTCTTTGCTGTGGCAGTAGGCTTGGAAAAGCTCTTCTGCCACTTTTCCAGTTCATCCAGCCTGTGGACGAGGGCGTTATACTCCTCAATAGGCACATACTGCTGTGTCGGTGCAGCAGTCTGCTGTGCCTGTTGCGCTTGTATCTGCCGCCATGCTTCCGGGCTATAGAACTCCTGCACATAGGATTCGCAGGTGTCCGGGTTCAGCCGCTTGCAGTAGATTACACCGCTGCGCAGGTCGGGGCAGTAGGTCGGTCTGCCGTACAGGTCAGACGGTATCGCCAAAAACTCTTCTCTGCTGGAAACAGGTCTACCAAGCAACCAACCTCCGTCTTGTGCCGACTGCTGAACAGGCTGCTGCCCATTCATCGGCTGCGGACGCTGCGGCTGTACCTGTTGCATCTGCGTATTTGGCAGGGGAGTGGCAAGTCCTACTGTACCCATGCCGCCGTAAGGATTGACAGGCTGTTGCGGAACATAGGGCGCTCCGGGTGTTGGGTAATAGCTCATGGTTCATCCCTCCTATTGCTTTCAGTGTACCGAACTGGCAGAAAGTAAGAGACAACGAAGGTACAACGAAGGACAAAAAGATTGATTAGAACTTGATTAAAGATTAATTTGAACTAATACAACTGATACAAAATAGACAAAAAAGCAAGGCATAGTTTGGTGGCTATGCCTGTATCAACTGTATTAGTTTTGTGGTATAATCAGTACAACAAAAAACGAACGGAGGAAACGAATATGGAAAACAACACCATCCGCAATCTCGGCAAGCTGTACCACTTACTGGACGAAGCCTGCACCCCTGACCATGTAAATCAGGCAGACCTTGACAACGCAACGAGATTCCCTGTGCGTGGCGTAACGATGAAGATTACGCTGGCGCACAAGCTCCATAAAATGACCCCGGAACTTGACAATGCCTGCTCCTACGTCCTGAAGGACGTTGACATTGAGGATGCAGAGAAAAGCTATTCGCTCAAGGCGTTGCCGATGGAACAGCAAGGGTTGTTCATGATTGGGTATAACTCGCCCGATTACAAGACGCTTGGCGTGTCTGCCGTCAAAATCAAGGCCGCCAGAGAAAGCGCAGGATTAACCATCCGGGCCTTGGCAGAAAAAACCGGGCTGTCCACTGCAACCATTCAACATGCAGAGTCCGGCAAGGCAGTCTCAAGAGTGTCTACCCTCGAAAAGATCGCAGCCGCTTGCGGCGTTACCATCGCTGATTTGCAGGGGTGAGCCGCATGATATAGCTGCTATGTGAATATCGAGCAGTTTCCGGGCGATTGCATCCTCCATGCGTGGAGTATATTCCCGGAAACGCCTGGTACGAAGTTATAAGGGATGGAGACTTGCCGGGCTTCCATGTCCCAAAAAATAAAAAATCCCCCGATGCTCCAAACGGAACACCGGGGGTTTCAAATATCCGCCCTAATGCGCTTCTTCGAGAGGCCGGGAGGATTTGTTGATGTTATTATACCACAATTCATGCAAAAAGAAAAGCCAGCGGGTAAACGTTCTTCCGCTGGCTCTCTGTACACATTTCTCCGAAGTGTGTGTACTCTACTTCGGACGGTATAAACAGTATATCACACATTCAGCATTTTTTCAATGCCTTTCAGCCGGTAGCCTATCGCTGTCCTGCTGTAATGTGTCTGTGCTGCAATGTCCGGCAGCGGAAGCCGCTCAACGTACCGCAGTAAGGCTATCTTACGGTCTACCCTCCCAAGCGGTGCGTTTTTGATTGCGGCGGTCATCTGCTGTCGGTCAAGTCCTTGCAGCGCAGCGGGCAGCACTACACGAGCCGCCGCCACAGGTAGCACCGAGCCAAAAAGGCTGCGGAAGCTGTCCGGCGTTGCGCACCATAGTGCCAAGCGCGGCAAACCGGTGACAAAACGTCACCAGTTTGTTGACGTTACCAAAATGGTGATGAGTTCGACTTTTAACAGCTAAAAAGTTGAACTCATTTGCTAAAATGGCCGTTTTGGGCCACTTTTTGGAATATGTAGTGCTGCTCATAGTCTTACTCCTTACTCAGCGCCGCCTTCATGCGGTCAAAGAAAAACTGGATCACCCGTCCGATGGTCTCATCGGTGATGGCCCAGCTGATGAGCCTGCCGTATTTGCT